ACCTCCGTCATTGAACTCAAACATAAATTCACCTTGAGAGTCTTTGTTTTCATAGCATGTTATTAGCAAGCTTGTATTGTTAGGATCAACCATGATAGTCCACTTGCGCGGATCATGATCTCCATAATCTTTGAATATTCGGATTGCTATGAATCCGCTATCTCTTAAACGCTTAAGGAAATATCCGCATGTTGTGATTTTGTTTTTCTGTTTCATTTGACAAGGCTCGATAATATATAATTTAGTGTCACATCACCATTAATCAACTTCAAATTACCAATTCCATAGCTTGTATTGATATTTAATTTGAGGTTTTCTTCGGCAGAGAGTGTGATCATTCTAAGATTGTCTAAATTTAAAATGAAATCGCTCAATTCAAAATCAACTTCATCACCGCTGTAAGCATACATATCGCTATTTGTCAGGGTTTTATCCTGCAACGACCAAGTAACCTTACCATCGACTGTATGGATATACAACTTACCTATTCCAGAGAACATCGAACTTGTTTTCAACAATCCCTTGAGAAAGGTTTTGGTAAAATCGATATTGATATCATACGATATGCTTTGAATCTTCTCAAGACTTGTTTTTGGCTTTGATAAGATACCTTCATCATACAGATGATATTTGAATTTGATATTACCTCCTCGATATTCGAGATTGTTCTTGTTCAAGATCAATGTGACTTCATTTTCATTGCCTGCAACTTTCAAAGCATTTCCCAGCTTTGTCAATGAAGGCAAATTCAAAATGGTTTCAATTCCAAACTCTCCTGAAATGCTTCCCCATAAAATAAAACTGGCATCTTCGCTAACTGCTACTGCATAAGCTTGATCTTCTTTGATATGAAGGATGCAACTATCATTTATTTTAGACAAAGAATCCAACAAATACAATAAGTTGGCTTTGTTAAATGTAAGTTTAGTCATCGTCTTTTAGTTTTTCAAAAATATCGACCAATTTGGTCATTTTGTCTGTCAATTCAGATAATAGTTTGTTCTGCTTTTCAAGCAACGAATTTGTCTTCTGTTGCTCCGATACATTAAAATTGAACTCCATCTGCGGATCATCTTGTGGATACGCTGGTTGAGCAATTACATGATGTTGTGGTTGCATCACAGGTTGTGGTAATACTGGGGGCTGAAAATAAATGTGATCTTGTGGAGGGGCAGGAGGGGCATAATGCCCTTGAGCTTGACGCAAATCTCGCTCAAGGGCATCTTTAATTCCCGTAGCTATTCCACCATCGACATATCCATTAACCTTTGGCCTAGCATCGTTATAATACATATTATCGATTTCTTTGCTTTCCTGAAAGATCGGGCCAGCAAAGTCCAATAGTAATTTTTTGTCTTCTGGTGATAGCATAATTAGTCTTCGTTTAGTTCGCCAAGCAATCTATCGATTTCATCATCTGATGTTGGAGTCTCATTCTTATTCGACTGGGCGTCGAAGTCAAAAGGAATGTCATCAGTCAAGTCATCAGAGTCATCAGACTTCGCGGAGGAAGCTGCGCTAGATGACCTAGGAGTGGCTGCTGGCTTGTTTGCAGCAACTTCAGGGCTCTTGCCATAGAAATGAATATCAAGAATTTCTTGAAGTTCATCAAATGTCTTAACCGGGTGGATTTGTTCCAGATCGTGAACGCTTTCATAGACCTTTTCGATTTCATCATCGCTAAGGTTAAGAACAGGCTTATTGTAGAAACCTGAAGAAGCGAACGTGGTGTAATCACCACTTGTCTCGGCCTTGATCTTAAGGTTTGCACCATCTGGACCTAGATCGAAAATACGAATACCGAACTCGTCAGCACCGTCACCAGTAAGAGCATCATCGATGATCTTCTTGATTTGTGGTCCAACGCGAAGGATCTTAACAGTTCCGTTATTTTCAGGTGTTGATGGATCATCAATCACATAAACGTTAACGAACCAGTTTTCCTTACGGCTGAGCAGTTTACCAAGTGCCTTTTCGGCTGGGTCTGCGCTCTTGATGAGCTTCCAAAACGTTTCGGTGATCGGGTCACGCTCACCAAAGGTTTGCAAGGAAAGAGTGGAAATATAACTTCCAGTCGTCTTGCTCTTCCATCCATGTGTGTAGTGGTGGAAGAAGGTTTTCTCACCGGGATTGTCCAAGTTAGGAATCAATCGGAGGGTGTATGTCTTCCCTGCTGGGAACTTCATAACATTTGCATATGCATTGCTCTTGTTTCCTTCTGATGACTTGTTGAGGGCATCTTTAATCTTCTCGAACATGCTTGCGTTGAATTTAGGTTTACTCATAGTTTTGTTTTAGTTTAGTTTAGTTAGTTTAGTTTTTAGTTTTGTTTTTGCTTGTTCTCCGAAGACTTTCATCCTCTTCGAACATTGGTATTTATTCCGAGTCGTTTGAAATGTCTTCCAAAAATCACCGAAAATAAAATTTAATATGTCAGACTCTACATCAGGTTTTGAGAATGTCAATGCATGTATCGTGTAGAAGTTGATGTGATGCGTTTTCAAATGGTTGATGTAGGCTGGGAGTGTGCTGTCGCCTTCAACGAAGGAAGAATACTCTTCCAAAGATATATCATGCGACTTGCAGAAGTCCAGAACAAATTTCAAACTTTTTTGAAGCCGAATCAAAGAGTCGCTGGAATCAGGATCTTCCGTCTCAACAAATTTCATGTATGTTGAATAGGCTTTAACAGCTTTTAAAGAATTGTAAAAATCCAAATCCAAATAGGTTTCATCAGTATGAATTTTGAAAGGTGCTTCAAAGAAATCATCCATGTCAATATGCTTGTGCTTTTCAAAAAAGGCGGCAAGCTTCGACAATGCGATCTGCACATCTTCTGGCAACTTACTAAAATCTTTCTTAAGTGTATAAGGTAGATTATTAGATTTACGAGTCACTACAAGATGGGTATTATAAATGCGCTTTTCTAATTCGGATATCATTTTTTCTTTTTCTTGTTGTTGAGATATTTGGTCACGTATTTGCTTTTGGATATGCTGGGATCGAAATCCAAGAACACTCTAACAATCTCAAAGTCGGTGTCAATGCACAAAATGCTTTTCAGGAAGTTTTTCATTTTTTCATTTTGCAATGTATAAACAAAAACATTCTGAACTGACATCTTCTTACCTTGCAAGTTCATTACAAACGTGCAATAGCACATGAATAAATGGGATTGCTCTGTTTCCTCAATGTCATTAGATGGGTCCATATTAATGTTCAGAAAGGGTTTGAGTGAATTCTAGGAATTTTTGAGTGATCTTTCCGCCTGCTGCGTGTTCACTTCCCCCACCATTGCAAATGTTTTCGGCCATGAATTTAATATTGGCTGGAGAATCTTTTTTCTTTCTGAAAGAAACATACTGAGTAGATGGATTCACTACAATAGCAACGTCGGCATTGTAGTTTTCTAAGAGTGTGGATGCAATTTCGTTGGCGCTGAATGTTGAAAACGTTGCGATGACATTCAAATCTTTGTAAGATCCAGAGAACAAACTTAGATTTTCCATTTCTGCATTCAATTCTTTATAAAATGATCCAGCTAGTTTCAATTCAGCTTCTGTGAATTGATTTACCCCTCCCCAAAAACGATTGACAAAGTTGTAAAACTTACGGCTTCCGCTTTTTCTAAACAAACCGTTCAAGATTTTAGCTTCTTTAGTTTTCAATTCATAGCTATTGTAATCATTTATGTATGCGATGAACTTTTTAACTTCCGAAGGAAAGTCGAATTTAGATTTGAATATTTTATAGATCATTTTCGAACAGGACGTAGAATCTTCGCTAATCAACTTGGATTCTACTGTCGTCAATTCTTCTTTTTTGTCTGAAATGAAGACCAATTTTTTATCGTCAGTCTTGTTGATCAAGCTCTGTTCCAACGGAATTCCGACTACAAAGATTTTATCATAGTTGTTTCTATTTTCATCATACCAATCTGGAAATTTTTGCATGAAATCTCCGAAGAATATTGATTCATATTCGAAGTTTTGAAACACGTTGCCCAGCAAAATAGCGGAGCCTACTCCATCCAAATCATTATTGGTCCATAGAAATACTTTCATTTACATAACTACATCATTTTGCGAATTTTTCAAGTAAAGAAATCTCTTCTTCGTTCATAAATTCCTCTTCTTCACTGGATTGTGTGATTGTCAATGTGGTGTAATCGATATTCATAGGCTGAATACCTCCTCTAGGTCCAAAGCGATTCTTCATCATACCCAATCGAATCAAATTAAGCTCTTGATCTTCTTCATTTTGGAAGATTGAAAGAATAACATCCGCAGTCGCAGCCAATCCGATAGATTCAGACAAACCTTCCATACCGGGATTGTTTGTATTGTATGCCGAACGGTTCAACTGAGTTGCTGAAATGATCGGACATTTGAAAATGTAGCTCATGGCCCGCACTTGCTCACAGATGTATTTCACACGCTCGTAGGAGTTGCTTCCCACAGTCGAGTGCAGTAGATTGACGTAATCGATTACAATGGCATCTACGTTCTCTCCTGAGTCTTTGAAACGCTGGATGAATGAAGTGAGTTGCTTAGGAGTGATCGTGCTTGGTGGGAACTCCTTGATGAAGATTTTACTATCAGGATATTGTTTGCTTTCCTGCTTAACAGAGAATCGAAGTGATTCGACTGCTGTATCAAACTCCTTCAATGGAATTTTAGTGATGTTTGAGCATATACGTTTAGCATACAGCATTTCACTCATTTCAAGGGAGATCACCAATACGGACTTGCCTTGTTTTGCGATACTAGCTGCTACATTACCAAGGAAAATACTCTTTCCGATGTTTGATTGTCCAGCAAAAATATACAATCCTTTACCGTCTCGTCTAAATCCGCCATTGATTAGATCATCTAACCATGGCCAGCCAGAAGAAATGTAAGCATCGACGTTGAGAATATCATCTGCAATCTGATCGATGTTTGAAAATATCTCCAACCCTTTATCTGTAATCAAATTGATGTTACAAGATGATTCGAATTGATCTAAGATGTTGGAAGTGTCAATATTACCTTCTGATACTTCTTGAGCAACTTTCAACAGAGTGTGATAAACACTCTTCTCCTTGAGAAACGATTCAGTATTTGAATACAGTTCATCCTTATTGAGATTGCTGTCCAATTCCTTGAATGACGACACTAGATTTTTAAATCCGTTTCGAAGATTGTCATCAGTCAAATATGCCTTGACTTCGGTTAAGGATGGCAATGATTGATGCTTATCGTAATATGTTTGGACGATTTCGAAATATTTCGCAATACGTTTGTCTGTGAAATAATCAGGTTTAACATAATCTGCAATAGCAGTCAAATAGGATGAGTCAATCAGCGATTGACGCACCAGAATTTTTTCAAAATAGTCAAGATCAAGATTCATATTTGTTTAAAAACCAACGTTCTCCAGCCTTCCAATCTTCTGTAAATTCTCGCAATCCGGGAGAACTGTGTGTGATTAGAATGTCTCCTACGCCAACTCGGAGGCCCATCTTATGGCAATTCAAAGAAAAGTCAAGGTCGTAACAGTGGAATCCAGCAGGATTGCTTTCGTCAAACGATGCTTTTTCAATGGCAGCACGATTCAAAGCCATAAAAACACCATCAATCATAACCGCTCGATTTGGATATTTTCCAAACGATGTCATCCATTTAGCATTTTCGTCACCATGAGCAACTGCACCGTGTAGATGTCCCTGTCCCATAATATGCCAGAGTGCAGGCGATTGCATGTTTACATTTGATGCTCCTGCAACTCCAACCACATCAAATTGGTCAAACAGTCGGATCAGCTTTGGTATTGGATCGTGTTCGAAAATAATATCATCATGAACCAAAATAAGAGCATCGTGGTTGTTTGCCTTGGCTCGATTGATCGCCACATTGTAAACTGATGCCAATGAATTTTTATTATTCATAAATGGCATTGTTTCGATACTTACTGGCGCTGACTTAAATGTTGTCGTTTCAGCAGGACTTGTTTTTTGACTTGCGAATGCGATTAGCGGGTTGGAAATATTCACAAACCCGTTCTACACCAGCCATTTAATTTGTCAAATGATTAAATACTGACATGACCAATTTCGGATTTGATTATTTCCTAGAATGCGCAGAACTCATTGAAGAAGCTAGAGAAGCTTCCCTTTTTGGAGTGGGCACACCAGCGTCTAAAAGACAGGGTGAATTAACAAATGAACTTTATAAAATGTTTGCTACTAGAAAGACCAAGCAAAATATCGCTAAATTTGTAAAGCGTAGGCTTCTTTCAGTATTGAACGATGAGTTTAATTACTTTTACATTTCAAAGAACGATATTTACAATGGTATCGATTATATTTTACAAAAACAAGGTTCAACATACGAAATTCCAAGAGATGGAAGTGTTGAAACTTATCAAGATCTGGTTACTGATTATGAAGAATCTGAATCTGGCGTTCCCTTCGAAGACGTTAAAGAGATTGAGGATGATCAAGGACATGTAATTCGTTCAACTGTTCCAATGATTCGTTATGCTATAGATCTATTGGACGAATTAGCAGGAACCGATTCAGATAGACACGTATTGTCTAATTTGGCGTTGGTTAAATTTCTTTCTGGCGAGAGCAACATCAAGCTTCTTCGATACATTAGCGGTGGAACTGCTGACAAACACAACAACAAAGCGATTTCGGTCGCTATGGATAATGAAAATTTCAAAAATTTAGCATCCAGCCAAGAAGGTAAAATGGCAGTTGATGATCTTTCCGCTCAAGATGTGTATGATTACATTCTTTCCGTTGAAGAAAGCGGCGCTGCTACATCTCTTGATGTTGCGAATGCAAGAAAAACTGAAATCACAGGTCTTGAAAATCAAGATTGGACTGCATCCGAAGATGTTTTAAGCCGATTCAGACAGCTAAAAGATAAAGTTGCAAGGCACAACATGTCAACTTCAAAGGGTGGTGCTGGTCAAACATTTACCGCTGATACTGATCTTTCTATCGGTTTCATTGGTTTTGCGTTGGCTGCATTGTCGGTCATGCAAGTGGGTCTTCGTTCATATTACAACAAGGCGGATCGCGAAAAAACCAGTGGTTCGACTGACCCATCAATCAATTCTGGTAAGTTGGATGTTGACTACGGTGATGAAACTGTATCAATTCCAACTTCAATAGTGAGAGAAGTGCCTATGCAAATTATCAATAGAACTATTGAGCAATTTGATAAACTTCAAAATACTGCTGATGGTTCAACTGCATCTCCAGAAGTATTTGAAAAGGCTATCCCTACCCTCAAGGCAAATAATCAAAATCAAACTGCGAAGCTATTGGAAACTATTCTTACAGCATTCAGAGAATTGCACCCAAGTTCTGAACGCTCTGTTGAAACGATCTTCCCGAAAAATGCTATTGATGAATTCTTCCCAACTCCAGAATTGAAAAGAGAGTTCTTAAAGATCGCAAATGCTCGTCAAAAAATTGACGATGCTAATGCTATCGCTCTTTTCAGTAAGAAAATGGCAGAAGTTGAAAGAATGATCAAAGCAATGCCAGATTTCGTTCCCCCAGCGCAGCCTGAAAAATCAGACAATCCACAGATTCAAAAATTCTTGACTCTGAAGTTTGATTATCAGAAAAAGATTGAACAAAATCCAAACAGTCCATTGAAAACTGCATGGGAACAACAATTAAATATTGTTAATAAGAAATTGCAAGATCTTCAAGCCTTAGAAACACCTGCACCCGAAGAAGATGACGAAGGAGCTTTTGGTTACATGACGGAACAAGTCAAAAAAGACCGCTATGTAAATCCAACTGGAGACTACGTGGATAGAGGTTATAAAAAGCCAATCAATCTTTGGCATTGGAGTCAAATAAATAAATAAAAAAAGGCGGCAGGTTTTTCCTGCCGCCTTTTTTATTATTCTTCTTCGTATGGTATCTCTTCTTCAAGAGGTGAAATATCATCTTCATCCTCCGGTATTTCCTCGCTGTCTATTTTATTGCCATACGACCATTCTGCTTTCAAACGAGATTCAAGTTCTGGTAGCAAACGCTCCCAAAGTTCAGCGTCCTTTCGCCATGTCTTGTAAAATCCAAGCTTGGTGCCTTCCCAATCGGAATATGTAGCGCCATTTGCAACAACCACGCCCATCTCCTTCATGATATCAAGAAGACCGTAATACTTATCAAGTCCAGTTGCGAAGGAGAGATACATCTCCCCTTCCAAATATTGCTTGATAAAGCGGTTTTTCACAGTCAACGCTCTGATGATAACACCTGAATAGCTCTTTTGAGCAGCTGCTTTTGTGTTATCCACAGTCTTACCATCATCATCCTTCATTGGCTTACGCGCAAGTTGAACAGTAACCGATGGAAGATACACAGCAGCCTTGCCTCCTGAGATATTCTTCTCCAGTGTTGGATACATTTGGCTAGGATCTTCATAAACATGATTAGTAAGAAGAATCGGAGTCTTGGTGAGAGTTGACATGTTGGTGCATGTTTTCAATAGACTCTTGATACTCTTAGCAAATGTTCCCATGTCGCTTGAAGTGCTTTCCTTATCCATTCGATTAAGCTCCAACTCACTTTGAAGGTTTGCTAGAGAGTCAATTGCAATGATGAACTTACCTTCCATACCATTTTCCTTGACCTTCTTAAGAAGATTGTAGATGTGGTTACGGGTATTTTCAGCTGTTTGCACAGTAAAATACTTAACTCGGCTTACATCAAGACCCATTGCTTCAGCACCTTCAGCGTCAATAGCACCTTCAGTGTCGTAAATCACAACTTGCATGCCCTTTTTCTGAGCATTTGCAAGTATCTTAAGAATAAATCCAGTCTTGAATGTTTGGCTAGGTCCAGCGAATTGAACAACTCGACCTCTAGGAACGCCACCATACAACGATCCAGAAATCAACGCATTCAAAACCATTGATCCTGTATCAATCCAATCATCAACTCCAGTCAGCTTGTTCTCACTAAGATAAGCTGAGTATGGAGCGATTTCATCAACGCTATCAAAAATAGCTTCGATTTGTTTTTGTTTATCATCTTTCGACATATTATTTTCGTTATTGTTTTTTGCCATATTTTTTTGTTTCTTTACGTTTAGCTTTTCTCATTTTCTCTTTAGATTCTTCTGAATGTTTTCTTCCTAGAAAAGATTTTCCCATATTTTTCTTTGCTTCTTCGGATTTAGGTTTTCTCATTTTCTCTTTAGATTCTTCTGAATGTTTTCTACCCAGCCGAGTTTTTCGCATTTTTTGTTTAGTTTCATCGGAGTGTGGTTTTCCTTTTCGGTTAGAATTTCCTAATCTACTTTTACTCATTTTCTCTTTAGATTCTTCTGAATGTTTTCTACCTAATCGAGATTGTCTTGATTTTTCTATTGTCTCTTTAGATCGTATCTTTCCTCTATTCGATAATCCTATTTTAATTTTAGTCTCTTCTGAGCATGGAATACCTGTATTATCCGTAGAGAATTTACATCTATTATAACCTTTTTCTGAGTTAGTAGAATCAAACAACTCGATATAAAACGCTTCTCTCTCAAGAAGAGAAGCGTTATCTTTGATTTTATCAAAATCTTTCACAGTTTCTAAAATTTCAACTGTGAAAGATTCCCACCCATATTTCAATAATGCGTATTGAAAATAAAACATACCTTTAGATTGTCTTTTAACATTTTTATGGTTGTTAATTCGATTTCTAAGGTTGATTGCTTTACCTATATAAATTTTATTGTTATTTTTACAAGTTATTTTGTAGATGCCAGCGTCGGTTGGATATTCAGAATAGTTTCCCATTCATATATTTAATCAATCAAGGTCGTTTATAGAGATAACTTTAGGATTAGAGGAGACAGCAACTGGAGCAGGAGGAGTATTGATTTTGCCGTATTGCTCCACAACACGATCATCAAGATCGACATCACTCAACACGATAGTAGACTTGGAATAAGTCCAAATATTGGTATTTCTGGAGTCTTTGTTGATAAACTCAAAGAAGAAAATAGGAAATGCTTGGACCTGAAATTGACCAGTTTGGTCAGGAGTCACAATAAACATGACAGGATTGTTGACTACTAAGGTAGTATCAGTTTCTGATACCTTATCAGCTATGATAGTTCGACCGATTTGGTCTTGGAATACGATTGGCTTTTGTTTCATACAAATACAATTTACACTATCAATTTAATAAATCAAGTGATTTCTCTATTTCAATAGCAGCATATTTTCCAACGTTGCTTCTTTTCTTACCTGCCAAGTCGTGCATCCATTTCAATTGAATGCGCAGAGCTTTTCTACGCTTTTCCAATTCTGGATTATTGAATTTTGCACCGTATTCGTTTTTGATCAGTTGATCCAGAACAGCAATCATAGTTGCTTCTGCATCGTCCAATCCCTTATTGTAAGCCTCTTGAATGGTTATCATATTATTCTGAAAATAGATCTAAAAGTTCACAACGTAAATTTTCAGTAGGTCTTCTCAGATACCATCCAACTGCTTTGTAGAAGAAATTGATATTGTTATACATCAGCTTCTCAAACATCTGTTCGAAATCCACCTCAAATTCATTTCTGAACTCTTCTGGATAATTAGTGCCGTATGCTATTACGTCAACCCCGTATTTATTCGGTTTTTTAACATTCAAATACCTGATCTTATCACCTTGTTTCAGTTTTGGATACTTCCCAGCAATTCCCATACGCTCAATAATCGTATTGTGGTAGTAAGCAGCTTTCATATGCTCTTGCATACCTTTTGCCATGTTGTTCAAGCCTTCGCAATTGTTCGCATACTTGTCAAATGTATTGATTCCGCTGATCCTAGAAATATTCTCATATGCTAGAGTCTTGAACGTCTCGTATGCTTGATTGAAAAGTCTATCAGATGACACCTTACTCTTTTCCGTGATCATATTTTCTATGATTTCCTTCAAATAAGGCTTTAGTTTTTTAGGCATTGTAGTTTTAACGACCGAAACTCCACGATATTTAAACTTGGAAGTTTTGAAACCTTCATCATCCACAAGATGCAAGACGTAATACTTCTTTTTGAGGAACATACCTGCATCGCAAATGGCTTCTCGCTTGAACACAAATCGAGGATCGGAACTTCTCAATTCAGAAGCTGCCCATGTTGTCATACCAGCATTCAGATAATCTTCAATATAATCGCAGAAATCGTAAAAATCTGAATTCAATTCCCCATTTTTGAACAATGGAATTCCTTTGTTTTGCACACACTTCAACGAAACGTGAACTGAGTCAGTATCATTGTAGATGATGAATTTTTCGAGAGTATCAACTGAGATTTCTGGAAACTTTGCTCGAACGCTATCGACAAACAAATCATTGGATTTTTTAATAACTGATTGTCCTGTCAATGTAACTGATGATGCAATGTCATTATCGCCCATGGGCGCGTAACCATTTCCCATGTATCCATAAAGCGAGTTTAGATTGATCTTATATGCATACTGAACTGAATCAAATCTATTCATGTCATCGGTCAGTTGCAATATTTCTTCTTTTGAAAGAGAATCATCTTCCAGTTTTTTACGACAATCCTTGAACGCCTGCTGCATCTTCTTTCGTTCGGCATACAACCAATCCAAATATTCAGGAACAATACCCTTGCGCTTTTGAGAAAACAAGAAGTTTGCCTTTGTCATACACAACTGTTCAGCAATTGCATACTGTTCAAACTTATCCTTTTGAAGAGAATACATCTTACCGTTCACATGATAAATGTTGACAACATCATCAAGCTCTTCGTATCTGCCAATCTTGGTTTCTGGAGACAAATTCAAAGAAATCATAACACTTGGATACAGCGAGTTGGCGTCAAAGATGACTAAGTTTTCACTAAGTCCTACAACAGGATCTTTGACATAAGCGCCCGGATTCTTTCCAGTTTTCAAAGGTCTTATGAATGTTGGAATACGCTGATCGCGCTTTCTAGCTTGCACAGCCAACGCGCCATTCATGATAGGAAGCGTTGAAATAGCTTTATCGATGTTTGTAAGACCGATGTTGGCAAGGAATCGCAACGTTTTCATGTAACGAAGCTTGTCATCCAAATTAACGAGAAGCTCAACGTCCTTGATGTTGTATTCAACAAACGTTTTCCAATCCTTAACAGCCAGTTCCCACAATTGACCATCGTATTCAAGCTTTTGCTCTCCAAGTTCAACTTCGGCAATGTAGTCCAGCTTATAGCTTTCCTGTTTGTCCAATTTAAACTTCTGATAAAGCACCATGTAGTCTACCGATGCAACGCCTTCGATAATCAATTCAAATGGTGGTTCGCCAAACTTTACTTTCTTCTTCACCTTCTCATATATACGACCGATTGGAGATAATCTCTTCTGCCAATCCTCATTCAAAACAGCAGCGATTCGATTTACAAGATATGGAATGTCAAATCCGCTTGAATTCCATCCTGACACAACATCAGGATAATCCATTTCCCAAAACTTAACGAAAGTTTTCAACAATTCTTCCTCTGATTTACAATGAATGTATTTTATCTTCTTGTCTGAAATATGAGAAGCGTCAAATGGGCGCAATCCAAATGTGACATAACGGCACTTGATCGCATCGTAACACGTAATCAAATTGATCGTGTCTTCTGGATTTTGAATATCAGGAAACTTCCCCTTGTTGCTGAAAGTCTCGATGTCGATAAACATCACCTTCAAAGGGAATTTGCTAAAATCCTCATCGGTGTTTTGCATCCAATAATTGTCAACGAGGAACTGTTGAGCGGGTGGAATATTTTCAAACAACCTTTTGAGCTTTGAATCTTTTACAAATTTTCTGCGGTCGAAGTCCGTGGCGAACTCTTTCTTGCGCAGCTTGGTTTTGAAAATGCTCTCTTCGTTGCCGTTTTTATCTTCGATCAACAAATACGGATTGAAATCCAAGTCGTATTGGACTCGGTTTCCGTTGGCGTCCCATGTGAACAGGTGGACGCACTTTTCTCGGTTGTTGTAGACGCAATTTCGATACATTTCGACCAACAATAGCACGATTTGGGAATCCGTCAATCCCAAATCGTGGCATTTTATTCATGGTTAATTCCATTTTTTGAGCAATTGTCTTGATGGATCGCCGTAAGGAGTATCCAAAGCTTCAAGGTGACATCCAATATTAGCATCCAATTCTAGGAATCTATGAGATGCAATTTCTCTCAATTGAGGAATCAACTGGAAATACTTTGAACGGTTTTTCCAATTTAAAAGCTCATCAACCTTCTGAGCAAGATCATCGCCATCTGTAAATTTAAGATTTGGCAACGCATTTTGATACGTTACCATATCTTGACACAAACAAGGAATTCCAAGACAAGCAGCTTCGATATATTTGATATCGGACTTACTTCTATTGAAGTTATTGTCTTGAAGCGGAGCCAAGAACAATTGAGCATCCAAGCTATTAAGGAAGTTTGGATATTCCAATAGGTTTTTCCAAGGATAAACTTCGATCTTCTTGCTGAAGGCATACTGAACGAGAGGAGGCGGCACCGCACCCATGAAAATGAATTGATATTTATCAATATTATCAATAATGAATTTGATCACATGAGTAAAGTCGTCTTGCTGCTTGGTATTGTTGCCAATATCAAAGTGGGCAGCTGAACCAGCGTAGACAATACGTGGTTTTTTCTTGTTCTTTTCAAATGCGTTAATATTCTTCTTGTAATCATATTGATGGCCGATCCACCAATAAGGCGCAAAGTTAGGGATTACCGTAATTTCCTTTTTTCCTGTGCGCTCTTGGTAGAGAGTTTTCATGAAATCGCATGTTACTGTAACTTCATCGACCATATTGATCATATCAATGCAGTTCTGTCTGATTTCATCAGAGTCAAACGCTTTTTTATTGTTGTTGTAATCGGGAATGTCTTCTCTAAACACAACGTCATCAACTTCGTAAATGAGCTTGAAGCCCATTTCTGATTGAATCGACTTCAGATATTGCATGAATTCCTTTTGTGGACCGCTTGCTTGTCTCTGAAGTTTGATAGTGGTAATATCTCTATACCATTCTTTTTCAAGAATCATTTTGGTAGTTGAGAGAGAATCACCTCGTCCTGTCATATTGATTAGATATTCAGGCCACCCAATTCTCCACATACCGCAACCACCTCTATCAGCCATAAAATTAACATAACGTTTTGGCTGATTTGGATCTTTCGCAACTTTTTGAGTTGTGATTGAATTGGACCTCATTCCCGGAAATGCGGTTGGGAATGGAGAAGGAAATGGATTTACAAACATATGATAGTTATTTTATCATATCAGAATGTCAACATTAGAATCTCCTTTTTTGTGAGTAAAATGACGGCTGCTCCATCTCCATACCGTATGTATTTTCTTTAGGCTTGTTCAATTCATTGCCTAGTCTTTTTTCATCTTCTTTGCGTCGAAGTTCTTGATCACGCAATTTATATTCATCATCAGCTGTAGGTTGCATGGTTTCCAATTCTTGAAATGTAATGGTATTTTCCATTGTGTTTCTGTCACTTTTAAATGGATCTTTCCAAGAAAAATCATAATTGTAATCATTTGGATCTGCTCCAATTGCATCTAATGAATTTTTTACACTTTCTGTGTAAACTGTTGTTGGCGCTGACCAGAAGCTGTAGATTTTAAATTTAGGCCAGATTCTGAATTTTTCATACTCCCTTTTAGTTACGATCAATTTTAATTCTTCTGGAGTTTTTATGTTTGTTTTGATATCAGACATATCATCTCGCCTGATTTGGCTGAGAAATCTATTGTGCCCTTGCACATGATTGCTCATCGCAAATTTACCATTATATGAAACTATTCCAGTATAATTCTTCAAAGAAGAATCAGAGTAACTGTATGATACATCATCAATCGTGATCGTATCGGGAGATTCCATAAGATTTAACACCGATTCAACATACAGTTGGGAAATATTTTCAAGATCTTTTTTCATGAATTTATTTAACTCTTCGAGTAATATCATTCTCCTTTTCCAGATTGATAATTTCACCGTCAATATGCTTCATAGTCTCTTTTCTATGGGAAATTGCATACACGCTCATGTTGTTTTTCACAATTCGATCTTTCAATACATTGATCAACAAATCCAATCCTCTTTCGTCAAATGCACCGTCGAAAATTTCATCATAAAATTCAACATTTGAAGAAACGCCGTTGATCTTTCTGCGCATATCCGAGAAGCTCAAAACACATGCAATATCAACGCTTCGTCTTTCAGCACCTGATAAATTGCTGTATGAGAACTTTTTATTCTTTCCAGTTAAAATCTCTTCATCAAAATACTCATCGAATTTACATTTAATCGGCATTCCAAGATCCTTGAGATATTTCGCAATCGTGCCATTTAACATATCCAACAATTTCTTAATGACAAAGCTTTTAACACCTTCTTCTCCCAATACGAATTTGCAAATGTCGTAATCCGCTTCTTTCTGCTTGTGCAATGCTACATCAGAGTCTAAGTTTTCCTTCTTACCTACTGCATTTTTTATGTTTTCTGTAAACGCTTCGGTTGAAAATGTAGTGTTTTCAGCATCCATTTTCAAATTATCCAATGAATCATTGTATTCTGTCAATCTCTCAGACAGATAGGTTCTCTTTTGCTTGTTTTCCTTGTCTTGAGTTTTTTTAGAAACAATCAAACCTAAATTAGCTTGCAATTTCGTCTTTTTGTCTCTCCAATCACTTAAAGTTTTTTGCAGTTCAGCCACTTCATTTGAATATGTCTCAATATCGAGATTATGTTTTGCAACCAAAGATTCCAAAAGAGCTACATGATCATGCTCGATATTCTGCAAGCAGCTTTCGCATTGCACACCTTCGTCTACATTTGACATTTTTCGGATTTCATTTCGAGCATATCCAATGTCCTTGTTTTTGTCAGATATTTGAGTTGACAAAGTTACTATCTTACCATCAATCAATGAAATTCCTTTCATCGTCTTGTTTTCTTCATCTATCAATGCATCAATATCCAAGTCTGCTGGTAATTCATCCAACATACTCTGCGTCTTAGCGATCTTATTCAAGATCTCATTCTTACGGAGATTGAAAATCTCCTCACGTTCGGATTTTTGCTTTTCAATTTCTTCCATCTGCAACTCGTATGCCTTTATGGATGTTTTCACTTCTTCCAAAACCGCTACTGATACATTCAATTCGTTTTTGTTTTCGGAAATTAGCTTCTTCAAATCCTTCAACATCATTCCGAAAATTTCAATTCCGAAAATATCCTCGATGAACTTTCTTTTATCAGCTGATGTTTTGGACATGAACGATGTGGTATCGGTCAATGTCATAATATCACAGCTTTTATGAATTGTTGAATTTGTGCTTAGAAGATCGCAAATATATTTGTTGGTATTTGCGATACTGTCTCTGGTAATGTCCTCATCGCCTCTCCAAAGCTCGACTTTACTTGGCTTGACTTGTCTAACGATTTTGTAGCTCTGGACTCCTGTGGTCGTTTCTACGTCAAACAGCAGTTCGATTTTGCCTTTACCTTTGGTTACATTATTGACAATGAATTCGCTTTTAATTTTTCCGATTGTCTCTCCGAAAAGAGCGAAGAAATAAGCAGACATCAACGCGCTTTTCCCAACTGCATTTTTACGGTCTGGATTGTCGATGTTTGTTCCTGTTATCAAATTCAATCCCTTGTGGAAATTAACTTCGATAGCATCATTTCCTATGCTTAGGAAATTTTGAACGGTAAGGCGTTTGTATTTGATTTTTTTCATTATTGCTTATTCTTTTCAAAAAGTTCACTATTTATATTTTTGACTCGTTCGAGTTGATCATCTTCCAAACCTAATTGTTCGTAGAATTCATCAAACATTCCCTTGATGTCAATAGAATCAATATTTTCAACATCTTCTAATGTCGCTGTGACTGTATTGTGATCGACTGTAAATTGCCAAGGGCCGAGCTTGCCCAATGCTGCTTCCAACTTTTCAAGCTTCTTCTCATCAATATCGATATCAACGACCAATTTAACTATGTTATTCGCTACTGTGTCTTTGTTTATAGTCTTCAACGTGCTTAAAAACAACTTCGTGAATATTGGCGACACAGTATTTTCAATAAACTCAATCGATCCATCCTCAACATCAAGCAGATGATAGCCTTTTGTGTTTCCAACATCGGAAAAGTCCATTGGGAAACAACTTCCAACGTAGTGAATTGAGCCTTCTTTATACTTTTTGCTGTTTCTATTGTGGAAATGACCGCTGAAAATAGAAGTCGCTTTGGTTTTGAACAGGTCCATCGGAGTAAGACCGTGTGTGCAAACCGTGTAATTGTTCATTTTGAATGTTTGAATTTCAAAATGCCCAAACACATAGTCGAATTCAGAATCTGGAATGTCATTATTCCAAGGAACCAGCAAAAAGTTCTTGTCAAATGCTGTGAACTCTACGTTTTTGTCAACGAGTGTGATGTTTTCATGCCCTCTGACCATTCCAAGACTATGAACATCGCTTCTATTTTTATAATACGCATCGTGATTACCAATAATCATGAACATATTAAAGTTTTTAAACTTTTCAATAATTTGAGACGCTACGTGGATAGTTTGAACACTAATTTCACTTCTATTATCGAAGAAGTCTCCCAAAAAGAAGATGTCTCTGATTTTTCTATTCGTTAAATCAGAGACAATCCAGTCTGCCCATTGCAGTGCCGTCTCATGCCATTTCTCAGAATTACCGTAAATTCCTAAATGCAGGTCTGTAAAGATGGCAACTTTACTTTTTTTAATCATTGCAATATTAAATCACAATGATGCCATTTGTCAATCACAATAAGAACCATAATCCGACGAATCGTCGTCATCTGATGAGAATCCAGTTGGTTTGACATAAACGTGAGCATCCGATTCATTCATAGTTTGCTCATAAACCATTTGTTTGTATTCTTGCAGGGCGTCGTGTTGTCTATTTTCTTTCTTGATTCTATTTGTAAATGCATTCCATGCTATTTGGTTAAAATAACTAAATGGATTGAATCCTATTGAAATATCATACTTTTTACCTTCCAAGGCTGAATACATTTTTATGATGGCATCTCCAACCATTTCTTCCTTCCAAGAATTAGTGTAATTGATAAACCTCCAATTATAGCTTAACCCCTCTGCAATTTTAACGATATACGACGCCAATTCATTCGTCATTTTATCTGTATTATAATACTTTTCAATTTCCATCATAAACTCATTTGTGTATGACTTCTTTGGTGTTTTGATCTCATCATCGATCTCTGGTATTGTATCAAGCGCATCGGCGGCATTGTTAATTTCGTTCATAAAGTTATTTCTAGTTCTTTCCAAGGAAGCTGCTCTTCTTCGTAATATTGCTGTCTCAGAGCGGCGTGTTCCATTGAATAATGGATGTTGTCGGAAATATCAATCACAGCTAATTTTTGCTTGCTGTTGTGTAATCGCAGTCCTCTACCAATTCCTTGTATTATTCGTATGAAGCTTTTGCCTCCAGATGCGAATACGATATTGTGTAGGTTTTTGATGTTAATACCTGTGGAAAAAATGCTACTCATAGCTACGCAGACAATATCGTCATTTGCTTCAAGTTCTTCGATAACGCTGTTTCTATCGGCTACGTCAACCTCCCCTTTGATAAGGTGGATTTTCTTATTGTCTATTGTCGAAAGCAATGCCTGTAATATTTCAGCATGCTCCAAGTGATTCACCAATACCAATGTATTGTTTGGTAATTTAGCCACAATTTTCTTAATGAAATTGTTTCTTGGCTCGCTGTTGTAAATGTAGGACAATTCAGCCAGATAATCTTCGGTTGGTGTTTTGTCCTTTTTCTTTACCCGTTTTGGAATAAGTTTTTTAGGGTGATTCAATCTAATCATTTTCACCGCTACATCGGTGAGCACCTTTTCGTCTCTTAATTCCTTGCTTGTTTTCACATAAAGCACAGGTCCGAATGTCCCGATGATTTTCCAAGTATCGAATTGATCTTTTGGAAATGTTCCCGTCAATCCAAATCGGTTTGGTGTTTTTATTTTGGAAACAGCCTTTGCCAATTTCGATCCAATTTTAACGCCATGACACTCATCCACGATAAGCAAGTCAACATCTAAAATCCATTTATTGTCATCAAATTTAGAATTGAGATTTTCCGTGTTGCAAATTACAATTTCAGTATCTTGTAATTTGTTCTTTCCAGTCCAGCCCGAATATGCGAAATTAACTTCATATTCGGCAAAATCCTTTTGTAATTGTCCTACCAAACTTGTCCCCGGAACAATGATAAGGCATTTGAATGTTTTGGATTTTCTATTTCTCCAAAAGTTCTCGATGATAGAAGCGATACAAAAGCTCTTTCCTGAGCCTGTGGCGCTCTTTAAGGTGCCTCTACCATATTTTAGAGACAATGATACCATTTCCAATTGAAAATCCCTATGAGGGTATTTAAAGCCGTCAAATACCTCATCAACTGATATCCCACATTTCAGAGCATTTGTAAATTCTGGTGTGTATTGAATGTTGGTGAACTGACTGTCGATCAAGAATTGAATAATTTCCTTATACAGTCCAAAATCAAAACGACCGATATTGTCAATCGCATGCTTTCTATCTGGTATCTTTCGATTGAATTTTTTAGCGAACTTAGCGTTCTCATTTTTTACGCTAAATTTGCCACGCACTAACGACAATTGTGCGGGATCACATATTATCTGACCTTTTCTAGTGTGTGTATCGTAGTGCAGCTTAATCATTAGTTCATTTCCAATTGATGGAATTTCAAAATATTCTCAAAGTCCTTGGCACTATATTTAATAGTTTCGTATATACGTTCTAACTGTTTTACAGTTAATTTCATATCCTCAATCTCATCAGTTAATTCTTCGACACTTTCACTCTCTTCGATTTTATCAAAAGTGGATTTGTTTAATTTGACAGGGCTGTTATCCAGCAACTTCTTGGATAGATTTTTAACCAACTTCTTCTTTTTCATTTCAAGCCCTCTTAATGATTGCTCTGCTTTACTGAGTTCGTTTGCCCAATATGATTTTTCACCGGGAACCTGATTTAGCTTATCGCCCAATGTCATTACATTGATGTCGGTAGCGAATAAGGTTAATCGCTGTTCGTATTTTAATCGAATGTTTTGTTGACTCATTTACACTATCCATAATAAATAATAATATGTCAATGTCAAGTAAAGATAATGAAGAAATAAGAAAATTATACGAATCAATTTATGTTGAAATGACATCAGGTGAAGTTGTTGGGCCTATCACACCAACAATAACCGATTTGGGTAAACCAAATGCTGATACTTATGCTCCGGGAGACGCCAGAATTGTAAAAGGCGGTAAGAAGAAAAAGAAACCGAGAGTGCAAAGAAGGAATATGGGATATGAGGATACATTATTGTATCAATCTGATAATGTCAAGGACATTAATAGGAATATTTCAAATAAGTAAAAAAAGTTCTATTTTACCTATTGACAATTACAAAAAGTGAGGTAGTTATGGGTTGTAGTGGGTGGGCTTGGTATAATATAATATATAATATAGATTATAATAGCTATTGTAATAGGGTTTGAATTTTGTAATTACAGTATGAGTAATTGGATTGATTTGCCCGAAGACACCGCCAAATATCATGGGTTTGTCTATATTATCAATAATAATCATCCTGATAGTGATAAGAAATATTATATAGGATGTAAGAAATTATTAAAAAGAGTAAAGAAAAAACCATTAAAAGGTAAAAAGAGAGCTAGAATATCCTACGTTGACAATAATGTTGACAGCTATTGGGGTAGTTCGGAGGAGCTAAAGTCTGATATTGAACAATATGGACTTGATTTTTTCACAAAAAAGGTGTTGCATCTATGTGAAAATCAATGGGAAATGAAATTTCTTGAAATGTATGAGCAAATGAAAGCGAATGTTTTATTTGACAATTCATCATACAATGGCATAATCAACGTTAGAATTAATAAAGTTCCTAAATCATTGCAGGAAAAATACAAAGATTTTAAATTTTAACAAATGAATATTGAAAAAGAAGTTTTAGAAAGTGTGGTGGTTTCGATAGTTTTTGAAGATTCCAATAAAGAATTATTGGATATTGATGAAATTTTTAAAAAAACCAATCGAGAATTCCCTGAGATGTTGAAAAATTTAAATCTTGACATTAGTTTTGATTTTTCAAACAGGGATATCAAAAAACTATACACCACTCAATTTCTTCTAACATTTGTAGAATACATTAAGAATAGAAACCGCACTGAGAAATTGTATCTGTTCAGCAATCAATTGACCAAAGATGCATTCCGCAACAAATTGATTCATAAATTAAAAACTATTTTTGGATTTACAGTTTTTGAGCAAATTAAGGATCTTAATGAGATTTTTGAAAAAATCACAGAATCTGATTGTGAAACGGTATCGCACGTTGAATTGTTTTTGAACACCGAGAGAAAATTGAAATCGTTAAAACAGATCAAAAAGTATCTGAACAAAAATGGTCTGACTTATCTCAACGATGTTTATTTTAATGAGTTATCAAACAAGCTTTGTCTTTTTGTCTAAATACAGACATGAGTAAATTTCTTTCAAAAATTGAAGCTTATGATCCTACACTTGTTGAAAATTTAGATCAGCGTGATGAGTTCAGACATCTTTTAAAATCCGCTGGTTTGAACAGCGGAAACGGTTTGGATAACACTTTGTATATCGATGATCCACAAAGCAACAGAACGTTCGTTGTGCGCCTCATGAGCGTGTCTCAAGGTGCTCCGGGAACAGAACAGCCAGAAGAAGACAGCGAAGCTGATGACGCTATCGACAGCGCATCCAAGACAAATACATCCGCCGCACAAGCGCGAGCAAATCGGAAAAAAGCAGTTGATAGTAAACTTCCTGCGATTTTGAAGGATTACAACGCTGGGACCAAGAGAATCGCTAATTACAAGCCACAGCCAAACATATGAAAAGTAAGACGCTATCTTTAATTCAACATCACATCAGGCTTATCAGAGAGCAAGGTGAAGAAATGCAACAAGGTGATGTGCCTATGGATGATGGTTCTCAACAGCAAGTTGCTCCAGAACAACCACCAGCTGCACCCGCTACTGAAATGCCATTCACAGCAGCTTCGGAAAACATGTATGTCAAATTTATGATCGACATGGGAACCAAGTGGATGTCTGATACTAAAAATACAGAAGATGCCGCTTTACTCAATGCATTGAGCGATCAATTCTCAGCAGGTAGCAAAGTAAATGCCAAGCAAATGTTTGAAGAATTCTTGACAATCATCAAACCATATATGGGCGAAGGCATTTCAGAATTGCTCGATCAAATTTAAAATCAAAACATTAAATAACACTATGGACTTTAAACGTAAAGATAATAATTTGATTTGGGAAAATTATGCCACCGCTGGTTATAACGATGATGAAGAATCTTCGGCGATTGATGATCTAAATTCAATGGGGGATGACGATGATTACAATGAGCATGAATATGATGAACATGAATACGACGACGAGCATGGCGACGAGACATCAGTTGTAATGTCATTTGATACCGATTCAGCGGTGCAACCATCAATCGAACATGATGCCGATTCTGATGAAAAAAGTGAATTGTGTGAAATGATTTGTTCTGAACTTAAGAAGCTTTCTGAATATGCTAAGCGTTTGGAGAAAATGGCAAATGAAGCTGATTTCGAAGAATGGATGCTTGCCAAGATTACCAAGGCAGCTGACTACGCCTCTGATGTTTATTATTCCGCAAGTTCCAAGGCCGACTACGCAAATAGTCCTGATCTTGACGACGAATACGAATTCTAAAATATGCTAAAATTCAATCAGTTTTTCTATGAAAAATATGTTCTCGGCTTGATCGAGAATATTTATCTCTTTGATTTAGAAGGAGTTGGAAAAATCGCGTCTAAATTAGACAGCGGCAACGGAGCTTTTAACGTATTACACGGAGAAAATATTGAAATTTCTCCTGATAAGGAATATGTGCGTTTCGTTACCGTAAATAATTTTTCATTGGAAAAACCTGTAATTGGAACCATCAGCATCAACGTGGGCGCTGGTAACACAGAAGACCGCCCGGTTGTTGAATTCGATGTTGAAATAGGAGGAAAGAGATTTTCTAAAGTTCCATTCAGCATTGGAAATAGAAGCACAAATGATCACAAAATTCTTATAGGTAAAAAGTTCATCCAAAATAATTTAAATGCGCTTATTGATGTAAGTCTTATTAATGTGGCTGATAAAAATATTGAAGTTAAATACTGATATGAGAAAATATACCCAACGCGAATTGTTAGAAGAAGGTTTTTGGTCAACGGTTAAAAAAATAGGATCTGGGATTAAAAGAACAGCCAAAATAGCCGATAAAGTATTAACCCCAGTTTTACCTGAAGTTACAAGACTTGTAAAAGATCCTGTTAATTATATTAAAGGAATTAAAGATGCTGCAACAGGATACGACCCCAAATCCAAAGATTTGTCTGATAAAGCGATACATGAAATGGAAGCTAACTTGGCCAAACAAGGATACACATTAGATCCAAATGATATTCCTAGATATGAAGGAAACTACAACAACATGCCATCATATTCAGTTTATGTAACAGACAGTAATGGAAATGCTACAACACTTACTGTTGATAAAAAAGGAAATAAGATTACTACAAGAACAAGAAGTAGGAATACCAGACGACCAGCAGCGACACCTACCGCAACTTCAACAGCGCAAACTACAACCCCAACTACACCTACAGCGCCTACAACTCCACCCGGAAACGTTGTTCCATTCACAAGACCGTGAATTTAATTTGACAAAGTTTCGTGGTGTGCTATCTTCATAACGTGAAGATAGAAATAGTAACAATCAACGACGAGTCATTCAAGCTTAATGTGGCGCAATTCGGAACACACTTTGTAGCCACAGATGGTGAACGAGTGTGTATAGGTTCTACGGAAACAGACGCTATTTCAGGCGTTGCTGAAATGATTGAAATTGCAGAAAATGTAGTGGTCAACAATCCACCTGCCGAAAGACAAAAAATCCCGGCCCCTATCGAAAACAATAAAGGCGCGGGATGGTTTGCTGGAACTAGCTGGGGTTAAACTCCCAAGACTTGAGTGATGTGTTTCAGTAGCGGACTACGAACAACGTCATCAGCGTCAAATTTAACACAATGGATGTTATTTTTTCTGGAATGTTCCGTGTCAAATAAAGAGTGAACCTTTTCAAATCCAGAATCTTTGATATCGGCCTGTCTAGCATCTCCACAAACGATATACTTGGTGTTTCGTCCGAAGCGGGTAAGAATAGTGGCTAGTTCGCTTTTGCTCATATTTTGAGCTTCGTCAATAATCACAAAAGAATTGTGGAATGTAAGACCTCTTACGAAGTTTACAGGAACTGCCTTGATGTAATTGTTGTTCATCAATTGACCACACATCGCGTCATCAACGATTTCATGCAACTTATCCATCAATGGCATGGTATATGGACCAAATTTCTCGTCCAATTCACCGGGCAAAGCTCCAATACTTCGGGATGAGCTTTCAACAACGGATCGAATGTAAATGATTTGGTCAACTTTACCTTCTTTCAAATGCTCCATCGCAGCATAAACAGAGAGATAGGTTTTGTTGGTTCCCGCCAATCCATCAATAAATACCATGTTAGTATTTTGATTGTTGATTGTGTAATAACACTGTTTTTGATTTGGTGTCAACGGGAATTGTTTTTTTAATTTCATGTTATCCAAATTGAAATTTTTCTTATAGGCATCTATAAAATCAATTTCAATTTCATCAATTTCTTTACGCTTGCGCGTAGAACGTTTTGTGCTCATTCTATAATATTTAATTCAAAAAGTGGGGGTGGTGGCAGTGTCCAATTTCACTACAAAAATACTAAATAATGAAACTTGACATCCTCGAAACGTCCGTTACAGTCGGTGCATGAATCAGCGAATTCTAGTTCTGAACAGGTATTATTTCCCTGTTGGCGTTTGCGACGAAAGGAAAACTTTCGGCAACATCTTCTCAGAAGTGGTGTATCCATTGGACATCATTTATGAAATTGATGAAAACGGCAATAAAACTGATAATGTTGACTATTTTAACCTTATTAAGGGAAGCAAAGACTGGTTGAATCTTCCTGTGCGAGAATACGATGACTTCATACTCACCACAAAAGGTAAGGTGAGAGTTCCTAGTGTTGTTGTGTGTGCGTCTTACGATAGAATACCTCACAAGCAGGTGTATTTCCCGACAAAGATGAATATCATCAAGAGAGACAGCAATACTTGTTGTTACTCTGGTATAAAGCTTACAAAGGAAACTTCTACCATTGACCACATCATTCCTAGATCAAAGCATACTGGCAACGCCAACACTTGGGAGAACCAAGTTTGCTGCCACAGAGAGCTTAATATCTGGAAGAGTGACAGACGACCAGACGAATGTGATTTGACGAAATTCACTCCAAAAGATGATGATCTTAAAGCTTGGGTGGCATCACAGGGTAAGAAACTGAAACTCAAGAAATCGCCCACAAAGCCTAAAAATGGATTTGTTTTTGTTGATTTCTTAGAAGAATGGGATTTGTTCTTGAAAAATGTTTGATGTGTGCTAAATTATCTCTATATGAGATTAGCTATAAGCGGAACTGCATGTGTGGGAAAGTCAACTTTACTCAAAGCGTTTCTTCAGCGGTGGCCTATGTATGGGACACCGCTGAAGACGTATCGTGATGTCATCACAGAAAATGATCTTGAGCATTCGTCCAAAACCACAGAAGAAACCCAATTGTTGATTCTTGATTGGATGATGACAACACAAGAGAAATTCAAGAAAGAAGACAATATCATTTTCGATAGATGCTCTTGGGACAATTTGGCCTACACATTGGTTGGAAATGCCAATAACAAGATCAATAATGAAGTCACAGCAGCTTCTATTTCTCTGGTGCGAGAAAGCCTCAAGAACATTGACATCATATTCTGGCTTCGTCATGACGAAGATATCGCAATTGTTGATGATGGTCTTCGTGATGTCAGTAAGGATCATATCTTGGAAGTTGATGATGTATTTGCTCAATTGTATGAGCAATATGCCGAAGATCTTGAAACCGATATTTTCTATCCAAAAGAGGATTGCCCAGCTATTATTGAGGTTTATGGCAAGACCGTTGACGATAGAATCAGTTTCATTTCCAATTTCATTGATGAAAAAGGAGAACTCATCGAACCTGATGAAAACTTTTTCAGCGAAGAAAATCTTCAAGTGCTGGAACAAATGCTCAAAGAACAAGAAAAGGCGCAAAAGGATGACGAAACTATTGTTAAACTAACCAACGATATCAAAAATGGAAAGTCTGGTAAAAGGTAAAATGAAATTTGGGTTGGAATATTAGATAAATTCCAACCCAAACCCAGCTTCTTTGGCGGTTTTATTTATAAAAGAAAAATCTAAATTAGAAAATTTTGCTATGGTTTTAGTTATAATTTTATCTGGATTTTTGCAAAGCCTTTGAATACTTGATTTTTTTATAGCGCCGTGAGCGTTACTAGCTTCTTGATAAGTTTCAAACTTGCCCAGTGGAGTAATATAAAAATGCTTAAACATTGGATTATTTTTTCCTTTAACTTTTATTTTCATTTTCTCAGAATGTTTTCGCATAACGTCCCAATTATCTTTATTTTTTCCAATTTTCCAGTTGGCGCTCTTCCTAATACCTTCTATCATAGCATCAGTGGGATTTTCCCATGTCTTTTTAAGAGAATTTGATTGTTTACGTAATTTTTTGTTAGTTTTTTTAGTATCGCCCCTCCAAGAATTTGGTATAGATTTTCGCCATTTATGTATTTCAGATACTGATTTATTAGCAATTGTATTACTTCTTTTTTCTTGAATTTTCTGTTGATCTAACTGACCATATGATTCTTTAAATTTTGCAATTCGTTCAACTTCTTTCAATTGTCGTTTGGAGTTTATAATTTTAATAGTTTCAGGCGTGTTGAAAATAGAATGCCCGGAATTGCCATTCCAACCGCTCCCATGCGCATACAAAGTGTGTTTTGATTCTAATTCCTCTCGTTTTGAAATATATTCAAAATCGCCAGTTTCTACCAACTCAACACGAAATTCAGATTCTCCATATTCCAAAATTCCCTTATATAGGTGTTTACCACCCTTGCCTATTTTATGTTCTTCAAATCGGTCCAGATAGGTTTTATTGGCAGCATATACCATACCCCAATAAACCCAACCATTAACATCACACGTTATTTTATATAATTGAGCTATAATATGATTATTTGACATAAAATTATTTAGTGTAGTGACACACAATAGACTTGACTTTTGTAATACATGTTTAATTACTTTTATGAATGATAAAAAATCCATAGGAATTGGAATTTTGACTTGCGACCGTCCTGAATTGTTTGAGAAATGCTATGGATCAGTTCCTCCTGATGCGGAAACTGAGCTTGTAGTGGTTAATGACGGAGCATCTAAGGATCATTTGAAAGATATCACCAATTTGATATCGCATGATGAACCTTATCAGGGTGTTGGTAAAAGTAAAAACGACGCTTTGAAATTTTTGTTTGATAAAGGGTGTGATTACTTCTTCTTGATTGAAGATGATATCTACATTAAAAATCCAGAAGTCTTTCAAAAATACATCGAAGCTTCCAAATATACGGGAATTCAACATTTCAATTATTCTCAACACGGATTGATGAATAAGACATTTGATGGCACAAGTCAACCAAATCCAACATATATAGCGGAATATGGAACTATGAAACTTCCGTTGTATCCACATTGCGTTGGTGCATTTTCCTTCTACACAAGGCAATGTATCAATCACGCTGGGTTTTTGGATGAAAGATACTACAATGCATGCGAGCATGTTGATCATACATATGAAATCATCAAATTGGGAATGCATCCTCCGTTTTGGAATTTTGCAGATATTGAGAATTCGTGGGAATATCTAGGCGATGAACAATGGAGCTTGCAGCAATCCACAATTTCATCAAAGCCAAATCATTCCGAGATAATCTCAAAAGCTGACGCGATATTCATATCAAAACATAATTGCTATCCCGGTCAGATACCTACAAGCAATGAATATGATATCATGCGAAAATTAAGAGAAATCAAAGTCGCTTACGGTAGTTGATTATGAATCTGACATTACTCACATGTAATTACAATACTCCGATTTTAATTCAAAATTTATTAAAATCGGTTCGTTTGCATTGCTCTGAAATGCCTGAAATTCTTGTAATGGATACGGGAACGACTACGGATATATCGGATGTGGTGGAAGGAGCGACGTATCACACTGTGGAGAATACGTCACATGGCGATGGCGTCAACAAAGGATTCGAACTTATCGAAACTGACCATGTTTTGCTGATAGATTCCGATGTGATCTTATATCAAGATATCACACCCATCTACGAAAAGTTCAAAAGCGGAAATTTCACATTGCTGGGAAATGTATCTGGTGATAGAGGAGGCAAGCAATTGTATCCTAGAGTCGATCCATGGTTTTGTTTCATAAATTTGAAACATTTAAAAGAACACAATATCAAATTTTTTGATCCTGTGAGAACCAAACAAAGCAGATCAGAAGACAGGATTTATGACATAGGATCTACAATGTTTGAGGATGTAATAAATTCAAATTTGCTTATTGCTAATGCAAATTTAGAAAATAAATACTTCAAACATTACGAAGGCATGTCATGGAGAACCAAAAAATTCGATCCTTCGGCACCGGACACAGATATTGATTTTGGAGGGACTCACAACAATTCAGCGTTGTATGAATATGGTTTAATCATAAATGAGCAATACCAAAAGGATATGAAATGTTTAGTTTGAATTGTTGACTTTATTTTGATAAAATGTAATTAAAAAATACAATGAATACGGTATATGTTAAATTAGCAGGAGGATTGGGAAATCAACTTTTCCAAATCGCAAATGGCTATGCATACTCTAAAAAACATAATAGAGTATTATTATTAGACGATACTGAATGGGCGGCATCGCAAGGTAAATCTCCTAAAAATTATCAAAATACAATTTTTAAAAATTTCAAATATGTTTCTGAAAAAATTACAAAGGATTCTTATATTGAATTTCATGAACCGGAATTTAATTACAATGAAATTCCAAAATTTGATAAAGATATTTGTCTTATTGGATATTTTCAATCTTTGAAATATTTCGAAACTTATAAAGATGATTTCATTTCTCAATTAGAGTTACCAGAATGTAACTTATTTAAAGATTCTGTGGCAGTTCATATCCGACGAGGTGATTATTTACAACACGCGCATATTCATTATGTTTGCGACACAGAATATTTTTCAAAAAATATCAAAGAATTTTCTGAAAAAAATATTAATGTATTCACCGATTCTTTAGAATTGGTCCAATCAGAATTCAATGATCATAATTTCAGAATTATTCAGACTGAATCTGAATTGATGGATTTAATGGCGATGGCAAATCATACCGATATAATTTGTAGCAATAGTTCATTTTCTTGGTGGGCGTCTCTCTTAGGAGTTAAAAAAAATAAAATAATAGTGCCCACACGATGGTTTAACAATTTTCAAAATCATGACGACATCTATAGAACAGACTTCACCTTATCAAAAATCTGATATTTCAGTAATAATTCCATTTTATTTTGATAATCCTGATCGGATTGCAAATTTAAACACTCTTGTTAAATTTTTAGAATTTATAGGAATATCAGATATATTAATAAGTGAGTATTATAATACTGTTCCAATGGTAAGTAATATCAATGGGCGGTATTTAGGAACATGCATTGGCGATAGTCCATATAATAGATGTCATTGTATCAATAAAGCTTTTGAGCATTCCAATGGAAAAATAATAGCTATTTGGGATGTTGATGTGATATTTCAAACATCTGTCATTGACAAAGCACTTCAATTGTTTAATTCTGGTAGTGATATAATATATCCATATGATGGCAGATTTTATAATTTGCCAAAATCAGAGTTTCATCAATTAACGACTGGAAATATAGATTTATCTAAATGTGAGTTGTGGAGTTCTAATTCTGTTGGCGGTTGCGTGATGTTTAAACGAGAAACATTTGAACAGGGAGGCAAATATAATCCTAATTTTTTAGAATGGGGTTACGAAGATAATGAAATTGTCGCAAGGTTCACCACACTAGGATACAATATAAACAGAACAGACGGTTGTTTAATTCATATGGAACATGATAGAAATAAATACGCCGATGGCCGAGGTGAGTATGTTAATAAAAATCAATTAATATATAATCATATAAAAAATATGAATAAAGAACAATTATTATTAGAAATAGATACATGGAAATAAATTTAATTTTATATAGCAATAATAAATTCATGCGAATCGCACTCGATCATATTGTAAAATATAAAAATAATTTTAAAAATATTTATTTATATACTGATGATCATATTGTCGATACTGAATTCTATAAAAACAACATTGACATATTAACATCAGATCGTGGTGGTGGATATTGGTTATGGAAACCTTATATCTTATTGGATCAATGCTACAAAAATCCAAATGAAAAATTTTTGTATATGGATTGTGGAGATGAGATAGATATTGAAAATATTCCAAAACTTTTAGAAATTTTAGGAGATTCATCATTATGTTTGGCTAAAAATTTTCACTCACATTCAGCATACACAAAAAGGGATTGTTTTTATTTTATGAATTGCGATGACAATAAATATTGGAACGCTTATCAAATTGAAGCTGGTAATATTTTATTCAAAGCTGATGAATATAGCATTAAAATATTCGAAGAATGGTTATATTGGTGCAAAGATCCTAGAATATTGACAGATATTCCAAATGAATGTGGCTTTCCAAATCATTCCAATTTTATTCAACACAGATGGGATCAGAGTGTATTGACAAATTTACAAATCAAATATGATTTGTATTCAACAACTGATTTCACTTTCTTATTCAATCATAACAAATTTATACCATGAACAACAGCGTTATATTAACAATACATAATAAAGATTTTTTAATAGCGAATGTTTTGACACATTTGCTTGAAAATTTATCAACATTCAACAATGAACTTATAATAGTATTTGATGGATGTCAAGATAATAGTGAAAGTATCACAAAACAAATATTAAGTAATGTCAAAAATAAAAAAATAAAGTACATCTATACTGATGATGTTTTTGAAACTAAAGCTAATAATGCGGGATTACGAGTAGTTGAAAATGATTATGTTATAATTATACAAGACGATATGGTAATCAAAGAAAAGAATTTTGATTTAAGAATGGCCCAACCATTCATACATTTTAGCGATGTATTTGCAGTAACATCTTTCATAGCGCATAACAATATATACAATGAAGAGACAAAAGAAATTAACTATATTGATATGGCAAATAGATCAAATAGCTCCAGAGATGTATTTTATGGACGGGAATATGCAAATCGAGGCCCTCTAATGTATAACTACAACGATGTAGTTAAATTAAATTTCTTGGATGAATATTTCGCACCTCAATGTTATGATGATATGGATATCTCCATGAGAGCTTTAAAAGAATTAGGAAAAATATCTGGATTATATTGGATAGATTATGAATCTGATTTATCTTGGGGAACTACTAGAAGAGCGCCATCTCCAAAATTGAACAATATACATATTACAAATGCTGCTAAGGTATTAGAAAAACATCGAGATTTATTGTATTCAGATAATCGAATCATAGATAATAGAATTTTAAAATAATTATGAAAATAAAACCTAAAAATTCCGATGAATGGTATAGAATTGACGGTGACAATACACTAAGATTGAATTATGAAAATTTAAATAGTAATTCAACAGTTGTGGATATTGGAGCTAGACATGGAGCGTGGGCATGCCCTATTAAAGAAATGTATGGATGTGATGTTATATGCTTTGATGTGATTGAAGAATATGTAGAAAATTTAAAGCAACTAGGATTTACATCATATAGATACGCTGTTTCCGATACAAATGGAGTGCTTTCTTTAGGAATTGATGGTGATGAAGCTTCAATATATCATGAATATGATATATTTCAAGTTGAATCTATTGATACTAATAAACTGTTCAACTTATTAAAAGTTGATAAAATCGATCTTATAAAAATGAATGTTGAAGGTTCTGAATATGATATTATTAAGAATTTAATAGATAATAACTTGATAAATAAAATTGATAATTTACAAATTCAATTCCATGAAATGGTTGGATGTGAAGAAAAATATTCTAATTTAGAAGCATCGTTAATGAAAACGCACGAATTAACTTGGAGATATCCGTTTATTTGGGAAAACTGGAAACGAAAAATTGATAATATTTCTTAAAAATATGCATGACACATATAATAATACAAAGTTAAACAAACTAAAATACCAATTTGAAGATTGTGAAAATATACATCATAACTATTCACAAGCTTATCAAGATATGTTTGTTTTAAGCATGTTGAATGGTAAACGAAATGGGACGTTCGTTGAGATAGGAACTTTTCACCCAACAGAAATTAGTAATACGTATCTATTAGAAAAACAATACGGTTGGAATGGTATATCTATTGACATTAATGATATTGTTGATTATAATAATGTTAGAACATCTAAACTAATAATTGAAGATGCTTTGAAAATAGATTATTCTAAATTATTCAAAGAACATAATTTACCAAATCATATAGATTATCTACAGTTAGATATCGAACCACCTAATAATACATTAGAATGTTTAAAGCGCATTCCATTTGACGAATATACATTTTCAGTTATAACGTTCGAAACAGATTCATATTATTCTGGAAACACCATATCTGATATTTCTAGGAAGATTTTAGATGATAATGGATATGAATTAATAGTCGCTGACGTTTGCAACCATGATATCATATATCCATTTGAAGATTGGTATGTGAATCCTAAATTTGTAGATCCAAAATTGATAAAACTTTTTAAATCCGATACAACTGATAAATTGACAGCAGAGCAAATTATTTTAATGTAAAATGAAAGCATTATCGATATGTCCCACTTATGCAAGAATACCATTCCTCAACAGAATGGTCGCTGGTTTCTTAAGTCAAACTTATGACGACAAAGAACTTGTAATCATCAACGATGACAAGAATGTTGAACTTGTATGCGAACAGCCCGGTGTTGTATGCATCAATTTGAATAAGAAAATTCTAGTTCCACAGAAAAAGAATCTAGCGATTGGGCTGGGTTATCATGACGTATTTTTAACATGCGATGACGATGATGTGTATCTTCCAAATCATATAGAATTGCATGTAAAAAAGCATTTGGAAAATCCTGAGATTGGACTTTATCGAAATGAAGCGGCGTATACCATATATGGTGATCAATTCTTCATAAAGCATTCACCTCCAAACACCATTTCATGCACAAGAAAGGATTGGTTTTTAAACAATGGATACGCTCACGATCAAAACATCGCAGAAGATCAAGAATTCTACAACAAAATAACAAACAAATTGGTGGAGAGAGATGAATTGAATATATCGTATGTATACAATTGGGGCGGCGTCAATTATCATCTTTCGTATGAAGCTGATGAGTCAATTGAAGAAAAAGCATTCAAACAATTACAGCAACTAAATTTGGTTGGTAAAAAATATTACATAGAACCAGATTTCAAACAATATGAAAATTTCAAAACGCTCGACCGCATCCACAAACAAAAAAACGAAAATCTTCTTGTAAAACACACGGAGCTTGCTAAGATCGACATATCCCACTTGACCGATGTTTAAATCAATCAACCACATTCTCTTTGAAAAACCAGCTAAAGAAATCGATCCTGAAGAATTGGAAAATTTTGCTCCATACATGGTGTGTAGATATTTGTCGTTTTATGGAAATTCTGAGTATGTTGATTACGCTAATAATACCCTGAACAAATATTCAGGATTATTCAAGACAGATGATGAGCTTTTCAGATTTTATGAACATGTTGTTCCAACTCTAAAAAAGAAGAAAATCAACTATGTTAAAAAGTTGAAAAGGGAAAAGTCTGATATTGTTAAGAATGTTCCAGAATTTTCATCTAGGCGAGAAATGAAAATGTTGACAAATTTAGATATCTAACTAAATTTGTTAATGACACAATCGATAGATATTCTAGCGCCACAAAAATCACACATTAATCTTTCTGATAAGACTCTTCCTACCGATTTCGGAATGGATGATTATGTTTTGTCAGAACTTTTGGATGATGCAATTCTAATTGAATACTGTGACCTACATGGTGGTGAAGAAGGCGCAGAATACATCCTACGCGGAGGTATTGCAGTTCCGATTAACCAAGTCCACAACGCATGGCGTAAGGGCACTGTGATTCTCACAGGACCAAGCGTGAGGCAAGTTAAAAAAGGACAGATCATCGTGTTCCCAAACAACATGGGAATTCCGATTTCAAATCTTGAAGTTGATGATCACGGCAAAGTTAAAAACGGTCTGTTGATCAACGAACAGCGCATTTTCGGAATTTGCAAAGTGAATCCAAATATCGATAAATAATTTAAGTGAGGAAGATAAACAGAGTTGAACTAGAACGTCTTACAATGAATAATGTTTGTGAGATTATGTTCGTTAGGCGCAGACCAGAAAGAGCAAAAGGAAGACCTTTGACGCGCCGTATGTTATGCACCAACTCTAAAAATATCTTACTCTCTCCAAATGGAAGAATTTCTTTAAATTACGATAACATAACGCCGGGTAAAAGACAAGCAGCTTTTAAAATAGATCGAGTAAAACATAATGTTGTTGTTGCCTATGATATCATCATGCAAGAATATCGAAACATTTCAATGGATGCTTGTTTTTTAGTCAATCAATTACCAGACGACGATACATTTTGGAAATATTTTGACGAAGTTCTTCTACCAGCATCTCCGCAAGATAAGCAACATTTCATGGATAATGAATACAATGACTGATATTGAACAAGAATTAAAAAATATAGTGTTAAAAACCGTCAAATTTACAATTGACAATAAAACAATTAGAAGTGGAAGAGTTGATGTTTTCAATACTAAACAATTCTTTATAAAATTTAAACTTTCTACTGGTGATGAGCAGCGAGAATACGAAATGCCATATCCATACAAGCTGACCAAGATTCAGAATGGGTATATTTTCGATTATTGTCTGAGTTCATTCTGTTCTGTCAAGGACGACAACTACTTCAAAATGCTAGGATTTGACAAAACGAACGCTTCCAAGTTGCACAACAACTACGTTTACATGGTCGCTCTTTCGTCTTGACTTTGAGAATGGGTGCGCTACCATCGGGCGATGGCACAAATGATACTCGACTTCCCGGAAGGCTACACCCCTTCGACACATCAGGCAAAAATAATCACCGAGATTGAAAAGGCCATTGCAAACAATGAGAAATTTATTGTTTGCAATGCTGCGACAGGAACGGGAAAATCATTTTTCGCTCCTACTTTGGCAAATCACTTCGGAGGACCAACAGCAGAATGGAATTCAAAGGTTGATGATTACTCCATTTATGGAGAAGATGGCGCTGAATTTGCTGAAAACCAACCGTTGTTTGGTGTGTATGCATTAACAATAACAAAATCCCTACAAGATCAATACAAGCAAAGCTTTGATTTCGCTCAGGTCTTGAAAGGACAAAGCAATTATCAATGCAATTACGATGATACCCTGACTGTTGACGTTGCTCCATGTTTGTATCTTCCAGCATTGAAAAATGAATGTTGGTCTTGTAATCGATGCTCGTATTACAATGATAGAAACACCATGCTGAAAGCTGAATTCGCGGCTTTGAATTACAGCATGTATTTCTCATTGCCTTCTCATTTGAGGAAACGTAAAGTGTTGGTGCTGGACGAAGCTAGTGAATTGGAAGATCAGCTTGTCAGTCAATTTACATGTGAGATTGATATCCCATTCTTGATGAAAACCCAAACTGCGGTTACGGCATTTCCAGATGATGAGAAAAGTGTAAAAGTTCTGACATGGTTAGGCAAGCTAATGGGAGCATTGACCAATTCAATTGAGAGTTACAAAGAATATTTCAAAACCAAGAAAGGAAAAGATTTGGAGTTTACTAAAAAGAAGTCTGAATACACCAAACTTGCCAACCTTTCAAAAAGTGTCGAACTACTGATCAGCACTTTTAATGATAGTCAATACATCGTAGAGCATATCGAAAAGAAAATTCGATTCACCCCTCTCAAGATTGATAAATTGAGCCGTTATTTGTTTGACAATGCTGATCATGTTGTGTTGTTGAGTGCAACAATCATTGATCCTGTTAATTTCTGTAAGAATTTGGGCATTCCAAAATACAAATACATTGAAATCGACTCACCATTTGATGCGGAAAAGGCTCCCATTTATGTGCTGGCTCACCAAAAGATCAACTTTGGCAATTTAAAGACATTGCTGCCTACCTTGTGCAAGCAAATTGATGGCATTTTGAATGAGCATGCCGATCAAAAAGGCATCATCCACACCCACACTCAATACATAGCAGACTATATTCGAGACCATGTGAAGAGTAATCGATTGATATGTCGTGAAGCTGGCGTTACCAATGAAGATATTCTTGAAAAGCACACCGAAGACGCTGGACCTACGGTATTGGTATCGCCATCAATGACTTATGGAGTTGACTTAAAGGGTAAATTGGCTGAATTCCAAATCATATTGAAGGCTCCGTGGCTTCCTACCAAAGATGTCAGAGTCGAACGAATGATGAAGTTGGATAAAGAGTGGTATTCTAATAAAATGCTATGCACTTTGGTTCAAGCGTGTGGTCGTGGAGTTCGCAGCGTCAAGGATGAATGTGTTACATATGTGCTTGATGGCAGTATTTTCGATGCTGTATCTCGGAACAAAAAGAAACTTCCCAAGTATTTTATTGATAGATTTCAGTAATCAGTATTTTCTCTCATAAATAAATGAGTGGTAAAATACTCATATCATCATGAACAACTCGATTTGCTGATGCTTTTTACATCAGCATTCGATGATTGTTTGCTTTATCGTTACGATGCAAAAACAAGACTTCCAGCGTCTAAAATTGACGTTAGATACATTCATGGACCGAAACAAAAGGTAATTTATGACATTGTTTCGAAGCAGAAGAATTTAACACTGCCTGTCGTGTCTATCGAACAAACCAATTTGACGAGAGATGCTGACAGAGTGATGCATAAAAACCAGAATATTTATAGACCAACATCTAATAATTCTGGTAAAATTCCAATGCCTGTTCCTGTAACAATGAATTTGAAAATTTCAATCATTGCAAAATACAAGGAAGATATTGATCAAATCGTTCAAAACTTTGTAACAGTAGCAAATCCATATTTCGTGGTGTCTTGGAAAGTTCCAAGTGCATTTAAGTTGGATTTTATTGATGAGTTAAGAACTCAAATAGAATGGGATGGTAGTATCAGTTACTCGACTCCGAGTAATATGGCGGCTGAAGACAAATATCGTATCACGGGCGATACATCATTCACAATCAAAGGTTGGCTATTTCAATCTACAGAAAATTCAGAAGGATTGATTTATGAAGTCGATACAAATTTCATAGCCTCTGATTTGACAAAACGAATTTTGACATATGACGATTATCCAGCATTGTCTGGTGCATATGAGGAAAATGAAATGATATCAGTATCAGCATACCCACAATTCACCAATTTGTATTTCAATTCAACTGGTGATATTGTTCCGATAAGAGAAAATATTGAAATCAAAACGATGAACGAAAACAAGTTCACCATTTTGGGTAAGCGATTCTCATTCAACAACAACTGGTATCTGAGCAGCGGAAATCCATCGTTGTTTTCTGGATATGAAAAAATCACAACAGCCAAATTTCCAACCATTTCGGCCTATCGACTTCCATACGAATATGTATCAGTTGCGGATGACAATATGGCTGTTATTACCTTGCCGCCAAATTCATTGTCGGCATCCGGTAGATTCACTTTTGTAACTTCCAATAGTGCGGGGTGGACTTCTTGGAATACTGTGATAAATACAGATATCACACATTAATAATCAATGATTATTTTTCAAATTCCTAAATAAAAGATATGGCAGGTTCTGATAGTTCATCCACTCCAAATGGAAATAAAAATTACGTAGCAAGCGACGGTAGAGGATCGACGTTCGATAGATCGATGCAATCCTTTATTAAAAGTCGTTCTCCGTATGCATATAAGGAAGCAGAGACCGACGAAAACACCAATACAAAATACAAGTATTTCAAAAACGTCGGCATGCGCCGTTCTGAAGCGATTGCCAAAAATTCAGTAGCTCTAAGCAACGAATACAACAACACTCCATATGGAACCATCCATCAGGATAAAACATTCGGGGATGTTATGTATGCAAAGGTTTCCGAGGACAAGCCGGGACGTTTGCGTGATTATAGAACTATTGCGGCGTTCTCCGAAGTGTCTGATGCATTGGATGAAATTTGTGATGCGTGTATCAATACAGATGATAAGGGAAATATTGTAACCATCGATTTTGTAAATGATTCATTGAAATCCGAAGAGAAGACAAAAATTCAAGATGAATTCAATAAATTCATTTACTTCTTCGACCTCAAGAACAAAGGATGGAGATATTTCAGACAATTGCTTACCGAAGGTGAGTTGTTCTTTGAAAACATCATTCACGAAGATTATACAAAACAAGGCATTTTAGCAGTTCAAAATCTACCTGCCGATAATATCGATCCGATTTATTCCAACATTCAGAACATGTTGATCAAAGGATTCTTGTATAACAAGCCGATTTTCGATAGATACAATACGAAAAAAGTAGATAAGTTTGAACACATTCCATTTGAAGAAAATCAAATCATCTATGTAAACAGCGAACAATACAATGAAACCAAGGATTTCGTAATTCCGTTTGTTGAAAATTGCCGCCGTGCTTATCGTCAGTTGAGCATGATCGAAGATAGCGTTGTCATTCACAGAATGGTTCACGCTCCATTGCGTTTTGTTTTCAACGTTGACGTTGGCAGAATGGCAGTTCCACAAGCTGAATCATATCTTAAGCGTCTTCAGCAACAATACTGGTCAAGCAAAACATTTGATGTTGATCAAAATGATATTGTCAAAAAATACAATCCACAGTCCATGTTGGATAGTTATTGGTTTGCCAAGCGCCAAGGTCAAGAAGCAACTTCTGTTCAAACTATCGGTGGACAACCAAGTGATGGCAATTTGGATGTATTGGATTGGTTCTTAAAGAAATTGTATAGATCTCTCAAGGTTCCTACAAACAGACTCAAAGAAGATTCAGCTAATAGTGATGGTGCTCAAATGCTCAATGAGGAATTGAAGTTTGCAGATATGGTGATTCGCCATCAACAAAAATTTGCAGTTGGTATTAAAAAAGGATTTATAACTCACTTGAAACTTCGTGGAGTTTTTGACGATCTTGATATTGAAGAGCAAGAAATCGAAATTGATTTCGTAAGACCGGGAACGTTCTTCGAAATGCGAGACAATCAGAAGAAGCAACTAAAAGTTGATATGTATCACAGCGTCATGGGAACTTCTCATGTTTCTGATACATTTGCCAAGAAGAAGTATCTAGGATGGGACGACAAAGACATTCTTGCAGACCGTGAATTTAGACGTAAAGACGCTGAATTTGAATGGGAAATGCAACAAATCGCTACAATGGGTCCAGATTGGAAAGCTCAAGTTATTGCTCAAGCAAATGCTGGTGCAGAAGGCACACCTGCGGAAGCTCCGATTGGCGGCGGTGGCGGTGGAATAACACCACCTCCAGCGTTTGGTGGTGGTCCTACTGGCGCGGGCGAAGAAGCTGGGGGTGGAGAAACACCACCACCTTTTGGAGGCGAGCCAAATCAGACTCCACCTCCGGGTGAAGGTCAACCAACTGAATAATAACAATTGGTTGCAATAATATTCTGTTAACTTCATAAATAATAATTGTGAGTGAACTTTGCCAGATTACGCCTATTAGCGCATTTATGTCTACTAACCTCAATTCTAAAATTGAGTGTTATCAACAATTAGGAGAGCGCATAATGAGAATGTTGGGATACCCTATGATAAACGTAGAGTTGCATCCTGACCAACTTTATGATGCAATTTCCATGTCAGTTGAATTTTTCACAAAATACGCGGGATACACCCAAGAATTTTTGATTTTTGATAGTAACTTATATGAACCTAATAAGGGATTGCGTTTGGATAATCTATTCACAGTTGCCAATACAGGATTTAACTTAACTCAAAAGTTGGCAGAACCACAAAGAGCAAATCCTGATTTTACTGCCGATATTCCAGATGCTTTGTATGTTTCCCTCACAGCAATTCCGCAAAGTTATTTTGCATCCAGCAGTTCTTTGAGCGGTGCCGTCGCTAGTGATGGCATCACAGAACTTCAGATTATTGATCAGGCGATATTCTCAGAATTGACTGCGTTTAGACCATCTCTTAGCGCATCATTTAAGAAATCTCCTCAGAAAACTCTTTCAGTTCAATGTCAACCAGTTCAAAATGCTACCACATTCAACAACATGTTTGACTATGATGTGATGGATTACCGTAAAGTCATGGCTGTAACTGATTTTGAAGAAGGTTCTACAAACGGTATCAACACGCTGTTTACTCTTGAGCAGACTATGGCCCAGCAGACATATTTTAGTTATGCTATGGGTAACTATGGATTTGACTTGCTTTCATGGCACACAATGAAAGATTGGATTGAAACTAGAGAAAAAATGCTTGCAATACGTAAAGATTTTTATTTTGATGAAAGAACCCAATATTTCAGATTAATCCCACAGCCTAAAAATACCAGATTCTATGGAGTTATATCATGCTATGTTGAACGTCCATTAAGAGATCTAATCAAAGAAAAGTGGGTATTGGAATACGCAGTCGCACTATCCAAAATTATGTGGGGTAGAATTTTAACTAAAATTACAGGAGTGTCTTTGTTGGGTGGTGGATCATTAAATGGTGGTGAAGTATTATCCGAAGGCGTTAATGAAAAGGAACGTCTTGAAACCTTCTTGATCGAAGGTGGATATGGTGATTTCCAGCCTATCAGCTTATTCGTTGGATAATTTATGGCATTACCTCTTAAAAGGGACAAGCGATTCCGACAAGGATATTACACTCCAAAAAATCCCGGTAAATACATGGGATCTGGACAAGCCATTTACAGAAGTGGGCTGGAGTGTAAATTCTTTGTATTTTGTGATAACAATCCAAATGTAGTTCGTTGGGGAAGTGAAAATATAATCATTCCCTACAAATCCAAAATCGACGGAAATTGGCATAAGTATTATGTTGATAATTATGTCGAGATTATGGAAGGAAATACATTAGTTCGATATTTGATAGAAATCAAACCTCATAAGCAAACTCAAAAACCCGTTAGTAAACAGGGTAAGAAAAAAAGTAGTTTGTTGTATGAACAAACTCAATGGGTTATAAATGCCGAGGGTAAATGGCCCGCTGCTGAAAAATACTGTAAAGACAGAGGTTGGAAATTTTTGATTATTACAGAAAAGCAATTGCAATAAATACAGTTCGATCTAAATATTGTAAATGAAATTGTTTAGCGAAAAGGTTAACAGCACCTTTACTAACTCTTCTTTTAACGTCTTACAGGTTGAAAACTTCTCGGAAATTTTCTTCGATGTTTATGAGATTGAGCTTAACAAGATCAAATATCCAGCTGAAAAGATCGATGAGCATGACGGTCATCCTGTGGTATCTGTTCCTGTAGTAATTGGTGAGCAGGAATATAAATATCCATTTGTCCTATTAAAAGGACCATTTGAGGTATTGTTCAATGAAAAGAACAATAGTGTAATTGAAATTCCAGAAGCTCCTGAACTTATCGAAGAATCTATCGAAGAAGTTGAAGATGTCGCGGAAACTACTAATTTTGAAGTTCAGCCGAATTATGATGATTTGCTTAGAGAAAATTCCAAAAAGGAAATTCTGAACCAAATTAAAATAGCGAAACAACAAGCTGCTACAAAAATCAAAAAACTCAAAGAGTCTGCTCTTTCAGAAGCTACTTTTGATATCAAACTCAAGAAAAAAGAATTTGATAAGACTCTACAAGACGCAAAAGACACCCTTGTAAATGAGTTTGTTCAAATTTCCAACAGCATCAAATCTGAATTGTTAGACGTTAATAACGATAGATATTCAGAAATTAAGGATACAGTATCTGCAAAAATTGGTTTACTTGCTGAAAATCTTCAAAGAAATATAACTGAAGATTTTAAATCTGCTTCTAAATCATTCGACGCCAATATCAGAGCGTTGGTAATGGAATTGCATACATCATCGGTTTTGCCAAAATTGAAAGATGAGTTGACTGTTATCGCATCTGATGTTGTTGAAAAGGTTTCAAAAATTGAAGAATCTTTAAATGACAAGCTTTCGAACAAAGTTGACGTTTCCATGCTGGAGGGTGTCAACAATGAAATTAATGCAATTCAAATAGCTAATATTGAATTGAACAATAACATCAACAAAGGCGTTAATAAAGCGTTGTCGCGTCTTGGGAATGTCAATAACAAAATTGACGATGCGATTGTCGATTTGTCGGAAAGTGTTGATATTAAAATAAAATCAGCTACTGATAACATCACAAATTACTATTCTTCTAAAATAAAAGAATTAGAAGATCAAACATTTGAGATTAATGAGAGTAGTAGGAGATATTTCATCGACTTGATTCAGGAATCTAAAAATAACCTGATTCAAGAAATTAGAAATATCAAAAAAGATGCTCCGATTGAATATGTAATTGAATCCAAGGCAGGCAGAACTTCTAAGAGTTTTGATTCAATCACAAGCGAACTTGATAAAAAAATATCTGATAAAATTTCAGATGAAGTTATACGTCTTCGTAAATACATATCGCTTTATTCGGGTGGTGGAACAGTTGCCCAGCAATTCGCCGCTGGTGGTATAATGAATGGAGATTTAACTGTTGTTGGTTCGATATCCGCTTCAAACTATCTCGGTTTGGTTGTCCCTAATCCAGATCTATCACAGTATCTACCAATATCAGGTGGAACCATCACAGGAAATTTAATTGTAAATAATACACTCTCAGCATACTCTCTGTCAGCTGATCGTATTTTCGCATCTCAGTTAGACGCACTATCTGCTAACATCACAGTCATTGACATCAAGCAATACGAATTATCTGGATTCAATGTAACTGGCAACTGCACAATTCAAGGTAGTGTTAGTTCAAACAATGCTGTGTATGGTTCTAATTTAGTTTATCTTGGTGGTAACGCAGCAGGATCTAACCTTATTATCGGAACCAATGATAGTTATAACTTAGCTCTTGAAACCGATGGTGTAAATAGAATGACCATTTTAAGTTCTGGTAACACTGGTATTGGGACATCTACACCAAATGAAAGACTGACAGTAGTTGGTAATATAAGTTCGAGTGGAGCTATGATTGCTTCAAATTATAACCCCGGAACAAACGTTGCTGCATTTTTACAAACACCGACAAGTAATAATTTAAGAGCAGCATTATCGGATGAAACTGGAACTGGGGCAAATGTATTCGCTGATAATGCTACGCTGTCAAATCCAACAATCAATAATGCACTAACATTAAATGCTACAACATACACATACACAAGTGCAGCTGCTATTAGTCACCTAGCAGGACTCGGAACTCGTAGAGCTAGACTATCTTCAGATTTGGTAGTTCCTACTGGTAATGTCACTGTTAATGCACTAACACTACCAGTAGTATCAGGCAAGACCTACAAACTTCACCTCCATTTGTTTAACTCAGGCACTGCGGGTTGCACAGTAAATAGTCAAATCGTTTGTAGTTTTAACATTACTAATGCAAATTTATTTTATAGAAGACCTGGTGTTGAGGGAACGAACACTGTGTTAGTAGCCTCCCCTTGGACTGGGTTCTCTTACTTTAACAATACAGGTGCCACCACTCAAGCTGCCATTATGGAGGGTTATTTTACTGCTGCTTCTAGTGGAAACTTTGGCTTTTCATTTGGATCAACAGGTGGGACGGGAGCTACTCTCTTTGCAAATAGTTTTGTTGAACTAACAGAAATTTTTTAATCTATGAATACACAACTAATAACCAAAGAATTTGAAAAGATATTACCTCACAAAGTAGTCGAGGTTGTAAGATAGACTGCTATTCACCAAGAAATTCTATGCTAAAAATATGATCGAATCATTAACACCAACACAATACAATAGAGAGCTTGCTAAAATTCAAACTAAGGCAGCTCGTCATTATGCAATCACACAGAACGAATGCTATCAAAAGTTCTGGAATCGTGATCCTCAAGTCATTCTTGATAGTATCAATAGCAACATACCTTTGACACTCGAACGATTCGAAGGTAACACCGATTTGGGAATAGCCGTAAACAAGCAGTTAGAAAAGACTGATGTAGGTGAACGCTGCATAGTTACTATGCCGCAAGGCTATTCATTCAATGGCTCGGTATTTGAGTATGCAGTTCCAGTCATTATTACAGAAGATATAGACATAACAGAAACTATCACAGTTCAGACGGATGATACTCTTTATTGAATTTTATCTACTGCTAGTAGATTGGTGTTAATTGACTATATTGGTTAGAGAAATGAATACAAGGCTAATTAAATAACTTTATGGCATCAGACGCACAATACATTCCATATTTCAATAACAATATCTGTAAATCTTTCAGACAATCAATATCAACTTCTTTGGTAGCGTTATCTGCACAGGTTTGCTCGGAAGTTATAATCTACAATAAGACTGGTGGGGATATTACAATTTATGATAATAACAACTTCTCAGTTCTTAATAGTTTGTTATTATCAAACAATGACAATGTTGTGATACGAGGAATTACAAATACCAATCAAGTAAGCGCATCTGCATCATCAGCAGGCGCAATGTATTACAGAACTCAATATTATTCTTATACTCCAAGTAGATAATATCAGTAGATTTAAAGCTTTACTTAGATAAATACAACTATGGCATTAAAACTAAAACTAATCTCCGAGAATCCAGATCTGTTAGAAGATTTCGAAATTGTTGAAGAACAAGACAATCTAAAGGCTGGTAACTCCTTGTATGTTAAAGGTCCGTTTATTGGATGTAACCAAGTTAATAAAAATAAACGTTACTACGATCTTTTGGACACAAGAGACGAGGTTAACAGATACATTCAAGAGATGGTTCTTCCCGGTAGAGCAATGGGTGAATTAAATCACCCGTCTAGTGCTGATGTCAATCTTGAAAGAGCATGTCACTTGGTTACTGAACTCAAGGAAGTTGACAATGCATTTTATGGAAAAGCTAAAGTTCTCACAACTCCAATGGGTCAAATCCTTAGAGCTTTGATCAACGATGGTGTTAAGGTTGGTATGTCAACTCGCGCTTTAGGTTCTTTGCAAGAAGAATCTTCATACAGCAGAGTTAAGAATATGCGTTTGGTTGCAGTTGATGCAGTTGCCGATCCATCTTTCCCAAAAGCTTTTGTTAATGGTATTCTTGAAAGCAAGACTTATGTGCTTGAACAAGATGGTTCATTTGAAGAAGTTTACGAAAACTTCCAAGCTTCCATATCTAAATTACCTAAAAAGGATATGGATGGTTATCTCAAGGAACAAATTTTGAAATTTATTAACGCCTTGAATTAAATAAACTTATGCCACTCAAAAAAGGAAAAGACCAAGAAACTATCTCTTCTAATATTGGGGAATTGATGAACACTTACGAGAAAAAAGGTAAGATCGGAACTTCAAAGCCCAAGAATAAGAAGAAAGCTGCTGAACAAGCAGCCGCAATTGCATACAGCAAAGCTGGAAAAAGCAAGAACTCTAAGAAAAAGAAGCCAGAAGAGGATAACGAATCCGTTGCCAAGAAAATGAAAAAAGGTAATGGTAAAGCTACATTCAAAGTCAAGGCTGCTAAAACCAGAAAGAAATCCGCTCCACCTACACAGGTTCATCGTAAGAAAAAAGGCAAAGGAAGCTATAATCGCAAAACTTCCGTTGAACAATTAAACAATGACAAAGGTGTTTTCAGTGAAAATCAAGAAATTTCTCTGTTTATTAAATGTATTTTGGAGAAAAAATACAACGATGCGAATAAATATTTAACAGGTATTCTTAACGCCAAGATGCAAGCTCGCATCGAGGACGAACTTAACACCCCTTTATTCTAAACTATGAAAATTAAAGATTTACTCAACGAAGATGTTGTAAAGATCATGAGCGAAGATACGCTAGTGGCCATTCAGGAAGCTTTCGATAAGAAAGTTGAATTGACAACCGAAGCAGCCCTCGTTGCACAAGATGAACTTTATGCCGAGAAGTTAGATCAACTTATCAAGACGATTGATAGAGACCACAGTGTCAAAATGAAGCGTATTGTAGGTGCTATCGATCAAGACAGAACTCAAAAGCTCTTGAAGGTTGTTAAGAAGTATGAAACCGCTCTTAATGAAGGAAGCCAAGGAACAGTTGCCCACGTTGTAGGTGCAGTTAGTTCATATCTTGATTCTTTCTTGGAAGAAAGCTTCTCCAGAGAAGATTTCTCCAAGGCAGTTAAGAACACCTCTGCTATGAACGTTCTTGAAAGACTTCGCAACACACTCGCTGTTGACAGCGTGATGATGAAGGAATCCGTTCAAGAAGCAGTTCTTGATGGCAAGGGTAAGATTGATAATCTTCAGAGCGAAAACGTTCAACTTAAAAAGCAATTGAAAGTTCTCGAAGAAAACTTCAACACTGTTCGTGTCAACGCTCTCATCGAAGAAAAGATTTCTAAGATGTCTGATGACAAGAAGAGCTTCGTTCGTAAGACCCTCAAGGATAAGTCATTCGATTTCATCTCAGAGAATTTCGACTATGTTTCCCGTCTCTTTGACAAAAAGGAGAAGGAAAAGATCAAAAGCATCACAGAAGACGCGAAAAAGCGTAAGATTGATGTAGATTTTATTCCAGAACAACAAAAAGTTGTAACGGAAAGCATAAATAATAACAACGACGATGCATATGATCCATATGTTTCCGAGTTGGATAAAGTTTTCGGAAAACGATAAATTTTTTCACCAAGAGTCATGAGGTCGCAAGACCTGAATATATAGAAACAGAGAATACGTCAAAATATGAAACCAAACTCACAAGTTAATGAAAGCAGAACTGATGCACTCGTAAGAAAGTGGTCTAAGGTCTTGGATTACTCCTCAAAGGGAGTTGCTCCAATCCGTGATGAACACACTTACAGAACAACAGCTATGCTTCTTGAAAACCAAGAGCAATGGTGTATCCAAGAATCCAATGCAGCAGCTACTGGCGGTGTTTTCGGTGCTTTGCAACCTACTGGCACTCCCGGTATTGCTAACTCCGACAGCTACGCAACAGGCGATGCTAGACTTCCTAAGATCCTCATTCCTATGATTCGACGCACTTTCCCTGAGTTGATTTCCAACGAACTTGTTGGTGTTCAGCCTATGGGTGGACCAGTTGGTCTTGCTTTCGCCCTTCGTTATGCTTATCAAGCAGATACCCTTAGTGATTTCGGTGTCGATGGTAAGAACACTGAGGGTGGAACAGGAACCCGCATTAAAACACTCAATCCACAATTAAGTGGTGCAGGCGGTCTACCATATTCCGAACTTGGTTATCAACTTCTTGATACACGTTTCACCGGAGCTTCTTCCGCATTTCTTTCTGGCAATACAGACGCTGGTTGGACATTCGCTGATCAGGACCGTGGTGTTGCTGAACTTCTCGCTAATTACGAACTGACAGGTAAAATCCCTCAGATCGAAATGAAGTTTGAGAAGACTGCTGTTGAAGCAGGAACTCGTAGACTTGCTACCCGCTGGTCTGTCGAGCTTGAGCAAGACCTTAAGAACATGCAAGGTATCGATATCGATGGAGAACTTACGAACGCAATGTCGTATGAAATCCAAGCCGAAATCGACCGTGAAGTTGTGATGCGTATGATTCAATCCGCCATGAATGGTGGAGCAGGTGCTGGTTACTCCATTTGGAGCCCAGTTAGTGCCGATGGTCGTTGGACTGCGGAGCGTAACATCACTTTCTATCAGAAGCTACTTATCGAGTCCGGTCGTATGGCCGCTCGTAACCGCCGTGGAGCCGCTAACTTTGTTATCGCAACTCCTCGCGTTTGCACTATCCTTGAAATGCTTCCAGACTTCAAAACATTTGAAATCGCTGGAACTGTTGCAACAGGTGGTGTTGGTGTAGCTAAGGTAGGAACTGTTGGAAATCGCTTCACCGTTTATCGTGACACCAGAACAGAAGTTCAGAACTCCTCTTACTACAACCCAAATTACTATTCAGGCAGATCCCCATCTACTGTTGAGTATGCGTTGCTTGGTTACAAGGGTGCTGAATACTATGATACTGGTATCATCTACTGTCCTTACATCCCGATCATGGTTCAAAGAACTATTGGTCCAAATGATTTCGCCCCTCGCGTTGGTCTCATGACCCGCTATGGTATCGTGAACAATATCTTTGGAGCAAATCTTTATTACCACTTGATCCTTGTCAAGAACCTTGGTGATGCGTTTACGCCCGGAACAGTTAGCACATATTTATAATTCGTTATAAATACGCGACTTACCGAAGTAAATCGACAAAGAATCAAACCGAAGCCAGAGGAACCGAAGATCCTCTGGCTTCTTCTTTTAATAAATTGAATTAGTTGACATTGGACCGACAGTGCGTTAAATATATACATGCCATCGAAATTGACAACCGCTGATGTAATCAAAAGATTTAAATTTATTCATGGTGACAAGTATGATTATTGTAATTTTGAATATGGCGGAACTAAACTGATAAAAGGAACTGTTATATGTAAATTGCATGGAGATTTTAATATCAGCAGAATGCATCATGAAAGAGGTATTGGATGTCCAACATGTGCAAATGTCCCAATAGGTGGACATAAAAAGAAAACCAAAACTGAATTTCTTAATCAATTAGAATTATCTATTTTAAAAAGCTACGATTTTTCTAAATTTGAATATATAAATAATCACACAAAAGGCATTGTCATATGCAATTTACATGGGGAATTTTTAAAAAGTCCTAAAAAACTCTTATTAAATCAAGGATGCCCCAAATGTAGTGGTAAACATAAATCATCAGCTTTTTCTTTACAAGAGCAATTACCACAATATGATTTATCTAAATTTGAATATGTAAATAATAAAACATCCAGTATTGTATCATGTCCTATTCATGGCGATTGGACAGCAAGACCGGATAATCTATTGTTTGGAAAAACGAGATGTCCATCATGCGCAGGCACCGTATCAAAAATAGAAGAAGAACTTAGAGAATATATAATGTCCCTTGGCGTAGAATGCCAATACAATGATAAATCTATAATCCCATCTAAATTAGAATTGGATATTTACATACCAACACATTCTCTCGCAATAGAACTCAATGGGTTATATTTTCATTCTGAACTATCTGGGAATAAATCAAAATTTTATCATTTAAACAAAACAGAAGAATGCGAAAAATTAGGAATACAATTATTGCATATTTTTGAAGATGAATGGAGAGATAAAAAAAATATCTGGAAAAGTGTGATACGCCAAAAACTAAAAATGACACCTGTGCGAATTTTTGCTAGAAAATGCGCAATACGCGAAGTCTCATTAGCAGAGGCTTCTAAATTTCTCAATGAGAATCATTTGCAGGGATACGGAGTTTCTAAAAATAGATATGGTTTGTATTACAATGATGAATTGGTTTCTATTTTGACTATTTGTAAAAGTAGATTTGATAAATCTATTGATTATGAAATATCAAGATTTGCTAATAAGCTAAATCATATCGTAGTTGGTGGATTTAGTAAATTATTAACTTATTTTATCAGAAATTTACATCCCACTACTATTGTGACTTATGCCGACAGAAGGATTTCTACTGGTGATGTATATAGAAAATTTGGAATGGTTGAATATCCAACAACCGCCCCCAATTACACATATTTTAAAAAACAATCACCTAAGCGATTCTCGCGAATGGAATTTCAAAAACATAAATTGTCTAAAAAACTTTCAATCTTCGATTCCAATAAGACAGAATGGGATAATATGATTGCTAATGGATATGATCGTATATGGGATTGTGGAAATAGAAAATTTGTTTGGCGATCATAAATGTATTTTTGTATGAATAAATAACTAAATAAGAATATGGCACTTTACTCATTTACATCAGCCCTACTATCCTCATCTGCATCTAACCCTGCTCCAATAAATGCTTCACTATCTGCAAACGGAGTGAATGTTATTTCATTATCCGCTCCTGTTGATGCTATCGTATTCAATCCAGTAAGCACTCTTAATTCAAGATTAAGCAGCTGCACAATCAACGGTTGTGTATTTGCCATTGATACTGCATACAGCGGTTCTGTAATGGCATTGGCAGACGTTCCATCAAGAACATATACTGTATTCACATACAACTCTGCATTCGCTACTGTTCCATTGTCCGCTGTTGCATACGCTTCAACCACAGAAGTTTCTACTAGCGATCAACGTAGATTGCGTCTATTAGGTTACTGTTGATCTAAATATTCTTGATGTTTATCCGAGGATCAGGAAGCGGTCAAGAATTTAAACGAAATGATCAATCATTTTACAGGGGGATCGTTGTCAAGAACAACGATCCTCTTCGTTTAAACAGAGTTAAAGTTTATATTTCAGAAATATCAAATCAGCCATATGATGAATGGTTTGAAGCTTATGATGAAATCAATGTAAAAACACCGGGCGTCAACAATATCGGAGACAACTGGATGGATACTGCTGTGTTTGAGGAAATTACAAATACAATTCCTTGGGCAGAACCATGCTTTCCATTGTTTGGAGAAGGAGGTGGCAGTCGATATTTCAAAGATGAAAAGATCGCAACCATTTCAGATTCTAATTATGTGGAGGGTTTTAATGTATTAGATACAAAGCCACCTACATTAGAAACAGGAGGATTTGCTCCTGCATTTCTTTATGAAAATACGGATACCGCTGTGAATGATTCATTTAGTGATCCGATTGGAAACCTCACAGCTGAATGCAATCCATATAGTTATGCATACAAACCTTCTAAGCATGTCAACAAAGCGAAGGGCATGTTCTCAATTCCAGAAGTTGGAACAAAGGTTTGGGTATTTCATTGGCAAGGTGATTTGAATTATCCAGTATATTTTGGAATCATGCACGATTCAAGAGAGTTGTCATTGATAAACAATACAGATAATACAATAAAATCAAGTCCGACATATCCAGTTGATTTTGAAAATTAACATCTAAATACTTTTTAATGTCAGCGATTTACAAAAACCGAACTATTATCAATCAAAGAGCGGCGTCTATTGATATTGATAACACTACAAACAATGAAAAGATACAAATCTCTCATAGAAGTGGTAGTAACATAAATTTGTCAAATGAGACAAATTCGGAATTGGCTACGAACAACAAACAGACCAAAGTTATCAATGACAATTTCCATACTGTTAATAAAAACAGTGTAGAGTTCGTAGGTAAAGATAAGACAGAGCGAATTGGAGAAAACCATTATATTCTAAAGGGATTCACAAAGCAAAGCGAATTGGACGCTTTCAATCAATGGAAAGATGCATTTAGACCGATTGCGTTGAACAACAGTCAGTTTAAAATTCAACGAGGAGGTTACAGCTATCCAAATGGTGTCGCTACTCCACAGGCAGGATCAAGAGCATCCAACCCAGTGTTAAATTCTATATCCACATCAGTAAAGAATTCATTTAGTGGTTATACAAAAACACCAATCAGAGACTCTACCAGAGATGATGTCACCAATTACACTCCAGTAGCAGTTAGACAAGGAACTGGAGCCACTCAACACAGTGTAGCTGGCGTTTTGATAGATAAAAGCGCAGGAGCGTCAGGTTCAAATGCTCCGGGAGTTGCTACAGTTGGATCTGCTCAAAGTGCCGCAACTGAAAGTGGTAGCTGGGCAACCAACACAGCATCAACGACAATTGCATCACAATTGGAACAAATTCAGTCCGCGTTGTTACCTATTGAACAATCAATGGGTAATGGAGGAGATGATATTCAGTTCACAAAGAAAAATAAAGTGAGCACAATCGGTGCTGCATTCAATGATTTTCCATCTGTTCGAATTGATGAATTAGGCAGAAGTCAGCCGTTTGAAATGCTTGTGAGTGATGTAGGAGCTTTTAAAAATCACGATACAGTTCCTGTTGTGGAAGAAGTTGACAACGCTTCGATGTTTCCATGTGGAGAAGAAACAAACGTTGTTGGTAACAGATATAATTTACTCGCTGGTTCTGGCGGTATAAACTTAAAAACCACGGGCGGTATTGAATTGGGCGGAACCGTTTTAAAAACAGGCTTTAAGAAAATCCATTTGAATTCATCTCATGGATTGCATTTAATGTCTGAAAACGTGGTCGAATTGACCAGTTTAAAATCAATTGTATTGAGAACTCCTCGACAAGTATTTGTCGAGGGCTCTTTAGGTGTCAATGGAGATGTAGTTATTGGAGGAGGCGCTTATGTGGAAGGAGAAACTTATGTTCAGCACATAACAGCCCCTGTTGAAATTCAACAGACAGAAGATACTATTTTGTATAGTAAATTTAAAACTAACGCACCCCGCTCCTTGATAATTGGAGAGGTGCAGTTTGATATTAACGATTGGCGTCCAGTTTATGCATCATCCGAACAGGATTTGATTGTGTCTCCCGCACACAGCCACCACTTCAAGAACATTCCATTGAGATTAACTAAATCTAATTCAGATGTTCGTAAATTTGCGCAGAGTGAAGGAGTTAACAATCACTTGGCGGTGTCTAAGTCACTTCCTCAGACACACACCAAGAAAACAGTTGATGTATCAAATTAAATGATTTCGTCAACCAATCCATATTGAAGACACTCTTCAGCAGTAAGCCAAATATCTTTCTTCAATAGTTCATCAATCTTCTTAACAGGAAGCTTTGTGTGTTCCTTGTAGAAGCTTTTCAGAATGCTCATGAGATTGGTTACATTGTATATTTCATCTTCCAACTCACTAAATTTGCCATACATGCCACCTGAGATTTGGTGAATTAGAATGTGGGAATATTTTCCGATAACTCTGTGGTCTCCCATTAGAGCTATGAAAGTCGCTGCACTAGCAGCATAGCCATCTACATAAGTATAGACTTTTGATTTCATAGTTCTAATTGTATCAACAATTGCAAATGCTGGATAAACTTCTCCTCCATCACTTGCAATGTGCAAATGACAAACAGGTTCAAAATCATCACCCAATGTATTCTTGATATTTTGAAGCTTTACATCAAGATCCAGCAATGTTCTGTTGAGATCCAATGCTGCTGTTTGATCGATGCTTCCGTAAAAAAATATCTTATTGTCCAATACTCTGATAGATCCTTGGGGATTCCAAGTTTCATTTGATGTCGGAGCTTGCATATTCAGATAAATGGGAACTTGTTGTAAAACTTGTTCGTCTTCTTCGCTTGCTTTATATTTCCATCGTTTCATAAGAATGTTTTTGTTAGGCTTCACACGTTGTGCAATTCAAGATATTTCTGGCCAACTCTTGAGCAGGGTTGCTGCTTCTTTGATAGTAGAAGCTCTTGATTCCATTTTCCCATCCAAAAATCATAAGTTCATTAACTTCTTTTGGTTTGGTATTTGGTGGAATCATAAGATTCAGACTTTGGCCTTGATCTATGAATTTCTGGCGTTGAATTGCTTGAATGACAATTTCCTTTTGGGAAATTTCTCCGAATGTTTTGAACACATCCTTTTCCTCTTGTGTAAGGAATTTAAGATGCTGAACACTTCCACCACGAACAAGAATACTCTTCCAAGTAACTTGATTGTTTTTATCTTTGGATTCGAGCAGTTTGATTAGATAAGGATTCTTAAAGGTGAATTTACCTTTAGCAAGATCCTTTGTGTAATAGTTGCTATTCAAAGGTTCAATACTTGGAGAGACCTGACCAAGAATAAATGAGCTTGATGTTGTAGGAGCAACTGCGAGAGTTGTTACATTTCTACGACATTGATCGCTACCAATATAAATTGGAGCGCATCCAAACAACTTAGCAAGTTCTTCGGTTGCCTTGTCAGCTTTCTCTCGGATCTTACTCCAAACAGACATATTCAGAAGTTTAGCATCCATTGATTCAAATGCAATCATTTTATCTTGAAGAAGGCTATGCCATCCCAAAACACCAACACCCAATGCGCGTTGATTAACTGCAAAGTTTCTTGGAGCTTCCATGAATTTAACATTGGTGGTTTTAGTAATGAATTCTGACATAACAGCATCCAAGAAGTAAACCAAAGTCTCAACAGCGTCTGTATCTTTCCACTCTTCCCATTTTTCAAGATTTAAAGATGAAAGATCACAAACAAACGATTCATTTTCATCATTTGAAAGGAAAATCTCAGAACAAAGATTTGAATTGTGAATTTTTCTTCCTGTTGCTTTATAAATTTCAGGAGCCTGATCGTTGGCATTGTCGCTGAAGAAAATGTAAGGATAACCGCTTTCAAAACGTTTTTGAATAACCTTACCCCAAATCTTACGCTTTGTCGCGTCTCCTGCAATCATGGAAGACATCCAATCATTGGAAACACAAACGCCAATACTCATATCCTGAATTTCATGACCATCAGAACGTATCTTTAGGAATTCTTCAATATCAGGATGATCAATTGGTAGATAACCTGCGAATGATCCACGACGAACATTACCTTGCGATACGACGTTCATAAGCTTGTTATAAAGCTCCATGAAGTGAACTGCGCCAGTAGATGACCCACCTGATGATATAGACGCTCCACGACCTCGTAGTGCGCCAAAATAGCCACTTGTGCCGCCTCCAGCCTTGGTCATTTGACCAACCTCTGCCAAAGTGTTTAGAATGCCTTCCATGGTATCTGGAATGTAAGATCCAAAACAATTATGCAATACTACACCAGATGCGCTAAAAGAATGATCTTCATCTACTGTGAAGTCATAAACATCCTCAACCTTTTCAGTAAGATGCAATTCTTTAATTTTGGCATATCGCAACCCATCGTAAAATTTAATAGCTGAATTGCTGTTATTTTTTGAATACTTGTCATTATATTTTCTAAAATTGCATGTATACGTGTGTGGTGTGGTTGATAAAACAGAAGATTTTTCTTGCATTTGTAATGACATTCCCAGACCTAGCTTCAAACCGATTTGATATATTTGAAGAAGCATTTTAGGATTTGCCACCGTTATTCTACAATCTTGGCACTTAGTTATAGTCCCATCACCAGCCAACAAGCCATCTAAGAAATATTTTAATTTCTGTTTGGGTAATTCCATAATCCATTCTGGAATCAATTTATTCTTACATCCATCACCAAATGAATGAAACAAATTTCCAATTATTTGAGAATTAACATCGGTAGTTAGCCAAGTATAGATAACATCACCTCTTTTAGTAGAGCCTGTATAAGTATTACCATTTAAATTCAATTTAGACTTCATAATATTCAACCATTTATGTGTCAATTCAGCTTCGTCTTTATCATTTGTTGTTATTCGTATCCCGACAGGTTCTTTTTTGTTATTTTTGGAAACGCTACCTTCAGCAAACCAAAGTCCAAACGCCCACGCCAAATCTTCATCAATTTCTATAAATTCGAATGGGTTTGAAAAATACTCTACTGTTTTTCCATTTTTGGTAGTTTTTGATTTGGTATTTTTTGAAATTTCTTTGTAAATCTTTCCATCGATAACATGTGGGTTGTAACTATTACAAAACGATTTCATATCTATTGTGTAGTCCTTCTCAACACTCTCAATATCACCGTTGATCGCAACGAGATGCAGATCAGGATTAAGTTCGTCGGTTCGCACCCATCCCACGTTAGTTAAAACTAAATGATTGCCTGTTAGATAAAGAGGAGTCATTCTATTAGAAACTTTTAATTTAAAAATATTATTTTTATTTTTAGTTGGTATAATATCAATAACTTTTCTATAACGTCCCCGGTGGGTGAGAACTTCGTCTCCAATTTCTATATCCTTTGCCATTTTACCTCCACCGCTCTTTGTATTAATCCAAGTGTCACCAACGACACAACTAATAGGCAATCCACGAAGTCTTCCAAAGTTTGAAATTATAGGACTTGAAATTGAATAAAAACCTCTACTTAAGTAGTCTTCAAACTTATTCGCAAATCCATCAATTCCCAAATAACGCTCTGCTGTTTTTGCTATATCTTTAAACCTTTCTTCTGGTGTTTCACCTTCTAAAAGATATCCTCTTTCCAGAAATTTTCTGGAATCCTCATTAAGCCAATAGTATTTTGTGTTTATCATATTCATTAAATTTTTAGTTTGGAATAGATTCCAATAATTTTTTAGCGACTTCAATCGCTTCATCTTCCGAAACTGTCGTGTCGAATGGACCATCTGGGTCGTTTATAATTTGCTCCAACCCTTCAGAAGCAATATCATAACTGTTCAAATAATCAACTCCAAAATATTCGGATAAAGCTTTATTTGTCATTAAACCATTGACATCCAAATATTTCCCACTTGGATGTTCTACGACAACGTGAGAATATTCTATATCATTATCGCCATCATCTTCATCATACCATCCCTCACCATCAGGATCTGATAAGATATAAATTCGCCATCCAGTTAACTTGTTCAATGCCAATGCTAAAATTGCACAATTCCCTTGCATATATGAATCAATATCAAATTGATTGTTTAAATTTTCATACAATGCCCTTAATTTATTATAATCGTTCATAAATTAAAATAATTCACTTTCGTCAAAACATTGGGCCTTTTTTGTGTAACCCGTGTCTTTGCTATGGAAAAAGTCGGTCATGTTGTTTCCTAGAAGTTCCTCATCAAACCACACAGTTTTGGAAAGTAAATCCTGATCGACATCAAAAACTGGCAAAAATCCAATTTGCTCCAAAGATTCGTTGATTCTGTTCTTGATGAATTCTTTTAGAATAGGAGCGGACAAGCCATCTTCTTCCAAACCATTGATCATCCAATCGATGATTTTACTTTCTGCTTTGAAAGCTTCTTGTGCTTCTTGTGCAATTTTAACAGAAAGTTCACCATCAAATAATTCAGGAAGTTCTTCTCTGATGGTATTGATTATTTTAATACCCACCAATGCATGGATATTTTCTTCGTTGCGTGTATACTTGACCTGTTGATCAGTATCTTTCAAAACATTTTTGAAACGAGCAAACCAATTAATAATGTAGAATTGGGAGAACAATGAAACGTTCTCAACGAACAAAGTAAACAAGATCAAAGCATACAAATATTGTTTCTTGGAATCTTTGTAGAATTTGTGAGTGTATTTTTTCAAATACTTGACTCGCCCTTGAATGAAGTCTAATTTCAGGTTTTCTTCAAAAATGTCTTCAAGCTCCAACACGGTAAGCAATCTTTCGTAAGCATTGTTGTGAATCACTTCAATGTTTGCCATTACATACCCCAGATCTTGAAGAGCGGGATGTGGAAGGTTGTCGCCCAGCTTGGCCCAAAAGGTTTTGACTGCAACTTCGATCTGCCCAACAGCAGAAAGGGTGCGGACGATGATTTCTCTCAATTGATCGTCCAGATCAACTTTGAACTGCTGTAGATCGCTTTTAAAGTTGAATTCTTTGTCGGTCCAGAAGCCGTTGTGCATGGCTTCGATGAACTGCTCTGTCCAAGGGTATCTGTTCGGTTTTCTGCTGATTTGCTCGTCAAAAATTGTCATGGTAGTCGTCGGTTCGTGTATTGTATCTGATGTCATCGGTTTGTCAAATTGGTTTCGTTCGATTATTTAGCGCGTGTTTTTGATGATGCTGGGTTCTTCTAAAAAATAGATTTTTGATTAAATAGTGTTACGCATGCACAAAAATTGGATCTCAGAAATTGACTTGATGTTGGAGGGATATCCTGCTTATATGCAACCTCCTCAGACTACGGGCGGTATGCAAAGAGCGCAGATTTCAAACGTTTCGTATCCCAAAGGTGTGCTTGGTATGCCTGACAATTCAATGTTTAACACAAGTCTGGCAAACTCTAATACGTCAGTAAGATCAGACGAGCAAGAAGAAACTCCTGTAATGGTGGATTGCAATAAAATCCTACAGCATATCAATGAGTTAGAATCCGACTTGGATCACAATTCAAATTCCGATAGAACTGCTTTGATGTGCTTGAAAAAACTTTCCAGATATATTAGTAAATTATGAAAAAGGACGAAAATAACGATATTGGTAAACTTTATGAAAATTTCATTTTGAATGAAAATTATAATTATTTGGTTCAACATTTTCAATCACTTCTTGATAAAGAAGTTGAAATAGTAGGTAAAAAAAATATAAATAATGAACTACAAGACTACTTAGTCAAAGGAGAATTAGTAGAAATTAAACCAAATGGTTTGAGTATTTTATATACTTCGATACGTCCATCAGACGCATTTAAAAATTTAGGAAAATTTGATGATGAAATCTTCATACCTTTTAGTCATATAGCAGCAGCAGCCAATGACCCAATGTTATATGTGCCAGATATACCACACTCTAAGTCTGGAAAAAAGAAATTTGGAAAGGCGATGGGTTCATTTGATGAGTATGAAAAAATGGAAACAGAAACAGAATATGAAAAAAATCAAAGATTAATGTCTAAAAAATTTCCGTGGATTGCTAATTTAATGGCAGATAATGATCTGATGAGTAATTTTGTATATGATGCAAAAAGTGATACTTTGGTATATAGTGTTGCCTTTATGCCAGATTATGTAAAAAAACATAAAGCTATAGAAATAGCAAAACAAGTATTCCCAAGATTAAAAGAAGGAATGGATTTTTATAGTCATAAAAAAACAGCAATATTTATAAATAATGTTAAGTTTTATAATATTGCACGTGCTATCGGAGATGAGTTAAAATCCTATGATGTTTCAATTGATAATGTGCAAACTGGTTATTGGGATTTGGTGTTAACTATTCATAAAGCATCATCAGAACCACCAAATAAATTAATCAAAGCATCTGATTTATTTTATAAAAGTGTTGAATATTTATCAGGTGAAGAACCAGAAGAGCTAGACGAATCGTTTTTAAACTATGATTTATCAGATTACACAAAATTAATTTATGAAAAGCTTTGAAGAATATTTCATGACAGAAATGGCACTTACTGATTTTAAAAAAATTGGTAAGTGGAATGATCCTAAAAATAGACACGGTTACGATAAGCAAAGTGTCGCTATATTGAATTCTGATGCTGGTGTTAAAAAAATACAAGATAAATTCAATAATATCAATATTGCTGATTTTAATTTATATTTTGTCAAAAAACCAAATGCATCCAAAGCTAGAGAACTTGGTAAGGTTAGCGAGGAGTCTTTGAAAGATTATACCGGAGTTGAAATTGGTAAGGATATTCCAGTTCCATCAGAAGATTCTATTACTATTGTATTTACAAATAATGCAGCTGCTGAAAAAGTCCCCTTGACATATTGGACCATCGCCCATAGAATAGGTCATGCCTTTGATGCTACTGAACGTAGAAATTATAGAAGTGGTAATTACAGAGCCACTTTCATGAATAGATTAGATAAATTATTGGATAATATTTTAAAAGAATGTTATAATTATAATATTTCTAAATCTTCTTATAATAGAGAATTGATATTTGCAGCAATACCAGAAATTAGAAATTTCTTTGAATCTATTGGTAAATTTAGAAGTGCTAGAATGAAAAAACTTTTTAGATCTAGTGAATTTGTATATGAATGTTTTGCTCAGTATCTATTGTCGAATGGTAATTTAACATTTAATGATTTTCCTAAGTATATAAAGACTTCTAATAAAAAGGCGTGGGGTCGTGATATTGGAGGCACTTTAAAATTACAAGATGAATATGCTGCTGAAAATTTCAAAACTGAATTGATTGATCTTATGTCTGATTATTTTGATTATTTGATTGGTAGCCACATCAATTCAATCAACATAATGTGACTTGACAATCGAAAACGGTGTGGTAAATTGGCGTTGTATGGACACAAATTACACCCACATCACATTCGTTTTGGATCAATCTGGAAGCATGGCATCTTGTTGGAAGGACGCTATTGGTGGTCTAGCATCGACCATCAGCGATCAAAAGCAGCTGGATTCTAAATGCACCTTCAGCCTTTTCAGCTTTGACAACGCCGTCGAGACTCATTTGGATTTTGCCGATATCAAGCTTGTGAGCGAAGCTGTCGAAGAATTTGGAATTCACCCAAGAGGAAGCACCGCATTGTATGATGCAATTGGACGCGCTGTTGTTCAAACTGGAGCGACTTTGAATGCTCTCGCAGAGAACGACCGTCCGGGAAGAGTCTTGGTGGTTATTCAAACAGACGGAGAGGAAAATTCATCAAGAGAATATACTGCTGCCAAAGTCAAAGCTCTGATTGAAGAACAAACCAATAAGTATTCTTGGGACTTTATGTTTGTCGGAGCCGATCAAAATAGTGTTTTGACAGCTACACGCACTCTCGGGGTTGCTGCTGCTAACACTTCGTTCTACAGCACGACCGATACCTTGGAAACATTCAACGTTCTTTCTTCTAAAATGAAGAACATGCGCAGCGCATCACAGGATACCTATAAGACCTACGCAGCGTTTACTCAAGAAGAAAAAACGCTAATGGCAGGAAAAGAGTAAAAATAATCAAAAAATAAATTCAATCAGACTAAATACCTTTACAGCAAATGAAACCATCGTCAGATCAACGCTATCTCACAGTAGCCGGATTTAATCTAAATCCGATTGATGGGGTGTAATTTGTTGGATCGTAAAATAATCTGATGAATGCAAGCCCTCTCCAAAAAAGAGGGCTTGATTTTTTTGGATATTATGGTTTTATAGAAGATATCGTTGACCAAAAACGTGAGTCAACTGAAAAGGCAGAGAGTGTGCTAAAAACATTTCGACACCGCGAAGCGGGAGCTTAAAAGGCTTGCAAACAACGAAAATAAATTATGAAAAATCATAGAGTAAAATACACAAGGCAAGAGTATCGAGAAGAATACTTAAAAAGTAAAGAATGGCAAAATTTGCGTTCTTTGGTTATATCAGCGAAATGCGCTTGTCAATGTTGTAAAGAATCAGATGCTACAGATGTGCATCATTTGGTATACAGAAATTTAGTGGATGTAACAATTAATGATTTAATTCCTGTATGTAGGACTTGTCATAATCTTATACATGAAGCCATAGACAATTCTTACATATCACAAGATGTTAAAGATTTTGAAAATATTAAAATCAAAACAATCAATCTATTTGATGATCCAGTATATAAAGAATGGAAAACTTGGATAACGTCCAAGCATTTCTTATCAGTTGAAGATATTCAGTTAATAACTGAGTTGCAGCCTTTTGTAATAAAAAGAATTGCTGGTATCATAAAGAAAAATATTTGGTATAATGATTTACCGAATGTAAAATTCACAGGTCGTCAAATATTAAAAATACAAAAAATTGTAAAATTGGGCGTTCGAAGAAAAAAAGACGGATTGGATCGACCACGAAAACTTTCAGAATATCAAATCGACAAAATCATCAGAAAAAAGAATTGACATTCATTAAACACTGTGCTAAGGTGCTTACATCACTCGCCGCTGGCAACGCCGACAGCGACTGATACCAACCCGAAAGCGAGGTTGGTAAGATTGCTCTTTGAAATTTCAAAAATTAAATGGTCTCATCGTCTATCGGTTAGGACAAAAGATTTTCAATCTTTAGAGGCGGGTTCGATTCCCGCTGGGACTACCATTTAAAAATTAATAGCGGATAGAACAAGATGGTTAGTTGTCAGTTTCTGCTGCTAGTGTAAATAACATCAGAATGAAATACACAATTTATAAGATTACTAATAATCTCAATGGTAAGTTTTACATCGGTAAACACCAAACAACAAATCCAAATGATACGTATTTTGGATCAGGAAAAGCGATTATCAATGCTATTAAATTTTACGGTAAGTCAAACTTCACGAAAGAGGTGTTGTTCATTTTCGATTCTGAGTTTGAGATGAACGCTAAAGAAAAAGAACTCATTACTGAGGAATTTGTGGCAATGCCAGATACTTACAATCTTGGAATTGGTGGTGAAGGTGGTGCGCATTTTAAAGGTAGACGACATTCTTTAAAAACTAAAGAGAAAATTTCTGTATCGAATACAGGAAAGTCTCTTTCAGAAGAAAGTAGGCAAAAATCTATTGGGAGAAAACATTCAATAATCACAAAACAAAAAATTTCACTTGCTGCAAAATCAAGGAAAGTTTCTGACGAAACAAAACAGAAGATTTCCAAAGCTTTGAAAGGTAGAAAAGTCTCAACAGAGACTAAAGAAAAAATTTCCAATACGATGAAAGCTCGTAATAAATAATTCAAAAGCAGGGTAGAGAAGATCGGTCGATCTCGCTTGGCTCATAACCAAGAGGCTACTCAAACGCGCATAAGTGGTTCGAATCCCGCCCCTGCAACCATTCAAGTGCTGTAGAATAGAGATACTTCTAAAAGGAAAATCGGTATCGAAAGATGTGTGGGTTCGAATCCCACTCAGGCTCAATAAGTGGTCTGATGGCGGAATGGTAGACGCGCTGATAATAAAAAGCCTCTGTTCGTTTGTTGCCTTGTTAATGGGAGAGTAGCCAAGAGGTAAGGCAAGAATTTCATAAGTTCTGTATCGCAGGTTCGAATCCTGCCTCTCCTACCATTAATGCTTGTTGGATCTTCTTCATGTCGCGATAAGAAGGTGCCTACCATCGGTGTGAACCCGAAAGCAAGCAACCATTTCTTGATAACGTTTCTATGGGTAGATGGGTGAACGGTTAAACCAGCTGATTGTAAATCAGCCCCTTTATTGGATTGTAGGTTCGAATCCTACTCTGCCCACCAAATAGTTGCATGGAACTAAACAATAAGGCCAATGGTAGATCTGGACTCTAATATAGATCCGTGTTCTTTGTAGGTTCGAGTCCTACTGTGACTATGATATTGTCGCGTTGATCGGTGACTGATTTGGAATAAGCAGGAGTAAGTCCAAAGAGAATGATGATAAATCCTGCACAATTTATTGGAAGTATGGCAGAGCGGTCTATTGCACTATCTTGGAAAGATAGAGGTCGCCAAATGGTGGCCCATAGGTTCAAATCCTATTACTTCCGCCAGTTTTAATGGGGCTGTATCGGAACTGCCTTCTAAGCAGTGGCACCGTAAAGGATCGATGCAGGTTCGAATCCTGCCAGCCCTGCCATTTTTCTCGTTTGGGCGCGTAACGACAAGATACGTTGGAGATGGCTCATGCCAGAGTCTCTGCAAGAGAGAATAATCAATAGAATAGGCGCGGGCATTAAGCGCAATAAAAATAATTATTAATCAAAGCAGCGTAGCAAAGCTTGTTAACGAGAATCATTTTATGGGTGTGTGGTCGAGTCTGGTTTATGGCGTCGCACTTGAAATGCGAAGGTGGTGAAAGCTGCCCGTGGGTTCAAATCCTACCGCACCCGCCAAATTTAATCCCTGTCTGGTGTAAGTGGTCTGCACGATTCGCTGAAGACGAGTAGGATACCTGATCGAAACGGGTGACAGGGGCCATTTTAATTGGGGTGAAGTCTAATGGTTTGACACCAGCCTTTGAAGCTGGCAGTAGCGAAAGCTCAATGTGGGTTCGAATCCCACTACCCCTGCCAATTTTGGATCTGAAACATTAAGGTGATGTAACGGTCTTTTAAACCGTAGAATTGGGATCATTCCCCAACAGGTCCACCAATTTCAACTTGACAAATCAAAACCCTCTGATACAATCAACACATATCAAAAAGTCATAAAAAATGATAACCCAATTAAATCCAACAATCCCATTGAAAACACCGAAAGGTAAAGGATTCGCTCATTTAGTCATAGACTATTCCCAAGAGCATGATTTAATGTGGGTGGTATTTCTTGATGAAACTGGAGAATGTTGGACCTTTAAAAATAGTGAAGTGAGAATGGTAGAGAATGTATCTTTAGATAGAATGAAATAACTTATGAAAGTTAGGATTTTGCAAAAATCCAATAGATTCTTCTATGTAGAAGAATTTAGAGATCTTTCAAATTCCCAAGTAGCACAGCGGTAGTTGCGACTGGCTGTTAACCAGTATGTCGGTGGTTCGATCCCACCCTTGGGAGCCAAATATAAAGGCCCGGTAGTTTAATGGCAAAACAGTAGATTTGTAACCTTCAGACGAGAGTTCGATTCTCTCTCGGGCCTCCATTATTTATATCCTCCTATAGCTCAGTTTTGGTTAGAGCACTCGTTTGATAAATGAGAGGTCGTTGGTTCAAGTCCAACTGGGAGGACCACTTATGACATTAAATGAATATCAAGAAGCTGCGATTGAAACTGCCATATATGGCGAAGGCCAATTAATAATTTATCCAACTTTGGGTTTGACTGGTGAAGCTGGTGAAGTTGCGGATAAAGTTAAAAAGGTTTTGAGAGATTATGATGGTGTTTTTACCGATGCCATTAAGCTAGAAATTGCTAAAGAAGTCAGTGACGTATTGTGGTATTTGGCGGCTCTGAGTAGAGATTTGGGTTATTCTTTGGAAGATATTGGTCAAATCAATCTCAATAAATTAGCAGATCGACAACAACGTGGAGTTATTTCTGGTTCTGGTGATAATAGGTAAAATAATTGGAGATTTTATTTGGTATCCAACTAAATAATAGTATGGATACCTTAGAAAAAATATCAAAAGAAGATGCGAAGATATTAAAGCAAAAATGGTATTTTACTGGATTGGAATGTTCAAATGGCCACTTAGATAAAAGATATACAAACACAGGCATATGTTATGGGTGTAAGCGTTCACAGAATAACAGATCTAATGCAAAAAATCCAGAAACTTTAAAAGTTATAAGCTCAAGAACTTATCAAAAAAATAAAGAATCTAAATTGGAACAATCTAAAAGATGGGCACAACGGAACAGAGAAAAATCTAATGCTATTAAATCTAAATGGAAACAAGTTCATAGAGAGCAACATTTGGAACAAGCAAAGAAATATTCCAAAAATCAAAGAAAAGATCCGTTCAAACGAATTAGTAAAAATATGAGTAAAGCTATATGGCAATCTTTAAAAGGAAAAAAAGGAGGTTCCCATTGGCTATCATTTGTGGATTTTACAATTGAAGAATTAACAATTCATTTAGAAAGTAAATTCAAAGAAGGTATGACTTGGGAAAACTATGGCAAATATTGGCATGTTGACCATATCAGACCGCTTAGTTGGTTTAATTTAGAACTTGAATTTAAAGATGCATGGTGTTTGGGAAATCTTCAACCATTAGAAGCAGTTTTAAATTTGAGAAAAAATAATAGATACGAAGGTTGATATTTAAGCAGGCATCGTATAATGGTTATTACATAACATTGCCAATGTTAATATGCGGATTCGATTTCCGCTGCCTGCTCCATTTGATTTAATCAGGGTATAGCGTAATGGCATCGCGCTTGGTTTGGGACCAAGAGATCTGTAGGTTCGAGTCCTACTATCCTGACCATTTATCTACTGCTGGCATTGATATGGTAAGGCGCTTGATTTGGGATCAAGAGTATGTCGGTTCGAATCCGACGCAGTAGACCATTTATATGAAAATTGCATTTAGAAGTTCATTATCAAGACTGGACATGGAATATGATTCAGATAATTTTGACAATTTTGAAGAGAAGTGTTTCTGGCAAGCATTAAAAGTGGAGTATTGGAAGGAGTTGTTTGAAAATTGCGGTAATGTTCATCCATTTCGATCCGCGTTTGCTCAACGGTTTTCTTTGGAAAAAAGAAAGTTTGAAACATTAATTCAAGCGAATAAGTATTTTAATACTAAACTGAAATAAGAATTTATATACCTAGCGTTAACTTAAAACGATACTGATGAAAGCCGTGCTTCGACATCAGAGAGTGACGGCGGGAGAGAACGCGCCAATTTCATAACAGGGTGTGGCTTGACAGGGAAGCGCTTAGTTTGGGGCTAAGATCATGGAGGTTCGAATCCTCTCATCCTGACCATTTATCTACTGCTGGCATTGATATGGTAAGGCGCTTGATTTGGGATCAAGAGTATGTTGGTTCGAATCCGACGCAGTAGACCACTAACAGAGGCGTAGCTCAATCGGGAGAGCGGAAGATTGTCAATCTTCAGGCAGCGGGATCGAAACCCGTCGTCTCTGCCATTTTATGGGGCATGGGACTGCATGGCGTGGTCGTCTCACTTGCAATGAGAAAATGCAGATCGGTTCGATTCCGATATGCTCCACCATTTAATAACACAGTATTCGTCTAATGGCTTAAGACTACTCCCTCCAAAAGAGAAAACGTGGGTTCGAATATCATTTATGTAAATACTTTCATGGACTACAAAACTATATATGACAATTTAATTAAACATAGACAGGAACATCCAGCTGAAGGATATACCGAACAGCATCATATAGTCATGCGCAGTATGGGCGGAAGTAATGAATCATCAAATCTTGTTTCTTTAACTGGTCGCGAACATTGGATTGCTCATTTACTCTTATACAAGATTCATCGAAATAAGTTATCAGCCTATGCTTGCCATATGATGGCAATGAAATGTGAAAAACGTGGCATACCACATGTTCGTAATTCTCGAATGTATGAAAAAATAAGAATATTATGTTCTAAACATATTGGTATAAATAATACACATACTCAAACAGGGGTGAAAAATTCTCAATACGGAACGCGGTGGATATGCAATATTCTTTTGCAGCAAAATCAAAAAATTTCTAAAGATGTGGAATTACCTGATGGATGGATCGTCGGTCGAAATAAATGGATAGATCATAGCGTAACGCTTAGTTGTGTGACATGTAAATCAACATTCAAAACGTTGAATGTGAGATCTAAATATTGTTCGCGAACGTGTTATCCACCTCGCAAGCCCATGAAAGTCTCTTACGAGACCAGACAAAAAATGTCTATCATTAAGAAAGAATTATATAAAGATCCAACACGTAATCCAAATTACGGAAAATTTAAAAATAAAAAAACACAGTTGCAGCAAGTGGCGGTTGCAGAATGACTCCAAATCATTTGTTTTAGCGAGTTCGATCCTCGCCAACTGTGCCACTTTTTTAATAATGGCGTGTTGTCAGATCGGTTATGTAGGGCACTGCAAATGCTCGTAGGTAGGTTCGACTCCTACACATGCCTCCATTTTAAAAACGGGGAATTAGCTGAGTGGTAAAGCGGCTCTTTTACACGGAGTAGATCGGGGGTTCGATTCCCTCATTCCCTACCATTTAAGTTTATATCGGCATGTGGAGAAATTGGCAGTCTCGGCAGACTTTAAAGTTTAAATTTATCCTCATGTAGCAATCTAGTTGAGGGGTTGACAAACAATTCCTATGCTACTAAATAATAACATGTCTGCAAAATTAAGAAAGTATACCAAAGAATTTTTAGAACCTAAAGTTAAAGAAGTCACATCAATGACTGCTTTAATAGAAAGCATAGGGCTTAAACTTACTGGAGGCAGTTATCGACTGTTAAAACAAAGAATAAATCAACATGGAATATCCATAGATCATTTTATTGGACATGGTTGGTCGAAAGGATTAACTAAAGAAACATCAGATACATTAAATAAAAATTCTCTTAAAACGAGGACGCCCCATGAAAAAGTTTTTTGTATAAATTCCGGGTTTAATTCTAGTAAATTAAAATATAGATTATTAGATCTTGGTTGGGAAGACAAATGCAATATTTGTGGATTGAAGGACTGGCTAGGTAATCCTATTACTTTACATGTTGATCATATAAATGGAATATCCGGAGATAATAGATTGGAAAATTTGCAAATAATTTGTCCCAACTGCCATCAACAAACAGAAACATGGGGTAATAAAAAAGACAAGGGGAGTATGGTGAAATTGCTAAACACGCCAGACTTAGGATCTGGTGCCGAAGGGCTTGTCGGTTGGAGTCTGACTACTCCCACCAAAAAATGTATAGACTGTGATAAAAAATGCTCTTGTAATGCTACAAGATGTAAATCTTGCGAAGCTATTAGAAAAAACAATAATATAAAAAAAAGAGTTTCTAAAGAACAATTAATTTTAGATTTAAAAGATTTAAAAACATATGTTGAAATATCTAAAAAATATAATGTATCTGATGTATCCATTAAAAAATGGTGTAAATTTTATAATCTAGTTTAAACAAAAGAATCTGTTGCTTAATCGCGTGTGGGTTCGAGTCCCACCATGCCGACCATTTAGATTAAATAGTTTTATGTTAAACTTTAAACAATTCTTCTTCGAACGTGCATTCCACGGTTCACCAAACGAGGTGGCTGGAGATTTCAATCTGGATTATATTGGAACTGGCGAAGGTGGACAAGCTTTTGGTTGGGGATTGTATTTTGCAGAAAACCCTAAAGTTGCTGAAACGTATAAAAATTTACATCCATACTCTCAGAGAGAAGTTCGATACAAAGGAAAAACTCCGAGAGAATGGGAAGATGTTAGTGATGGAACGAGCAATATGTTTGGGAGAAGATTAGACTGAATGTTTCAAAAGAAGATTTATTAAATTATCCATTGTCCAAACAACAGCTTGATTTGGTGAAATCACTTCCTGATGAATTGTTTCATAAAGGTAATATGTATGAAGTTAACATTGATGCATCCATAGATGATTTCATTCATTACGATGGATCAGAATCTGAATATGATCCAATCTTAAAAAAGATCAATGATGGAATCAAAAGATTCTATCATTATGATGAAGGTAATTATTTTCAAGGAACATACGATGGAAAATCCATTTATCCAAAGGTGTGTAAAGTGGTTGCAGATTTTGAAAATAATTTAGAACAGTTTGGATCACAACCCACCAAAAATGAACAGATATTAGGAAGTAAATTCCTAGCAAAAGTGGGAGTCAAAGGAATTCGATATTTAGATGAGCTATCCAGATCATCTGGACAAGGCACTTATAACTATGTTATATTTGATCCATCTATTATTAAAATAGTGAAAACGAACGGTCAGTTTGTGATGCCTTCCAAGAAACCAGAATCTGTCGAAATCGATTGACAAATCGAAATCGTGTGTTACTCTAAACACGTAATTGGCCATGTGGCGGATGAAAATTGAAAAATCAAGAAAAGGTTGCGTAGTCCAACGGGTAGGAGACAAGAAACTTAAAATTTCTACAGTATGGGTTCGAATCCCATCGCAACTACCAAATGGTGATATAGCTCAATGGTTAGAGCGTCCACCTCATAAGTGGAGGGTTATGGGTTCGAGTCCCATTATTACCACCATTTTTTAATACCATGAAAAACATACAATATTATTATGTTGCTTGCGAAGCAACAGATGAACAGAAAGTAAATGCAGAATTTAAACATTATTTCAGATTGTATAAATTTGATGGTGTTGCTCCTATCCTTGTGGAGCAGGGTGTTGATTTAGTTCCTGTATGGGAAACTAAGTATAATGCTACATTTAATCAAATTAATCCTTATCCACATCTTGATTGATAAAAACGCAGTTGTATACCCTTGCGCTACGAACGCATAGAAAGGTTAATCGGATACATGTAGGTTCAATTCCTATCAACTGTGCCATTTATGGGGAAATGGTGGAATGGTATACACGGTAATCTCAAAAATTGTTGCTTAACAGCATGCGGGTTCGAGTCCCGCTTTCCCCACCAATGGGCATGACATGGAGTAGATGAGGGTTCGATTCCCTCACGGTCCACACTCTAAAAACGGGCCGATTGGTAGTGGCGCGACGGCACTCTTCGGGTTCGAGTCCCGACATGTCCACAAACTTTAAAAAAGACCTTGACTTCCTCGAAAGAGGTGTTACAATCAAGGCATCAAAACAACTTGAGTTTGAAAGAACCAAGGATCGCTAAATAAAAACAGGAGGGTGAAAGTCCCTCTGCAACGCGCTTATGATGTCAACGGTAGCATGGCAGATTTCCAATCTGAGTGTCAGGATTCGAATTCCTGTGGGCGCACCAAAATCCCGAGAGTAGCCTAATTGGTTAAGGCCCTACACTGTGAATGTAGCTATTCGAGTTCGATCCTCGGCTCGCGGAGAGGCAGGTATCACACTACTTCCACGTAGTCTGCCTTGGATGATTCCAATTTGGAATTAACTAAACGTGTGATGAACATACTGGAAATTTCCATTATCTGGATACTTCTTCCCAATCCATTGAAGCATAAACATCATCGCCATTATCCTTAGAAGCAACAGCCAATGTAAGTTCGTAAGCTGTATTAGTAAATGAATTTCTTTCCAACTGAAATTTAAACAAGGCTTCTTTCAAGATATCTGTAGTTATGGTCGTTGAATTGCTAGAAGTTAAAAAGCCAGAAGCTAATACGCGACCTCCTGATAAGCTAGTCCCGGTAAGGTTATATTCAACACTTGAATTATCAGCAGCAGATAACCAACTACCACCACTCGTTACACCGCTTGTAATAACCCTCCAATTGTAAACACCTGTCCCAACACCCATTATTGATAGGGCTGTTAAGATAACAATAGCATCTAACCTAATGGATCTTAAACGAATTGAAACAACAGGTATATATGCACTAGCATTACCAAGATCTTTCGGAGTTTCAATATCTGTGCCAACTGCTTGTTGCAATCCTCTTAGCTCATAACCACCTTCGGATATAACAGTGCTACAAACTTGCTTCAATAAGCTAGGACTAGATGTAGCTGCTTTGTTCTCTATTTCATATCTCAATGGCAAAGATGCTGTTGTAATATACGTTGATGCTATTATATTTGCGTGATGAAAATAATGACATGGCACAAATTGTCCGTTGATAACAAAACCTGTTCTAACGGTGCCAAGGCCAAGCCATTCAATATCCATGAAAAATATCTGAGCTTTTGTAATATCTAGCACCAAACCAGACGGTCCAGAACCATCAAGAGGATCAACATTCCAATTGGCCTGCGCTATACGAGTCGAAGAGAGTGATCCTGACGTTATGCTACGCTCAACCATATATAGTGTTGAATCATCAAGCTCCAAGTAAATACCATTGTCATTTCCAAAATATCCAACACGCTGTCTGAGATTTGTTTTAGCTGCGTTGAATGTGAAAGTGCTCATAATTTGAAGAGACTTACCGGGCTGATATGAAAATACCTTTGTGGTCTCTCTATACACCTTAGAACCACTCAATGCGTCAACTCTCAAATCTACCAATCCTTGCGTCTGATTAAATGAAGCAGAAGCGGATGCTGCAACCGTGCCGCCAGTTAGAGTTGCCCACAAGTTATTGTCTGAGTATCTGTGAGATGAATCAAATAGAGTCAGGGGTGCAGACATACGAACGCGACCAAATGCATCACTCGCCATATTAAAGTTACCATTAAAACGTGTGGGATCTACAATTACAATAGGTTGCGGCTCGCTGTTATCAGATGTATTTACATTATAAGTCAACGTCGCATATTTCGGAAATTCACTCAGAGTCGAAGGCGTTCCATTATATGAACTAATATTCGGAAATCTCGCATCGTCAACGATCTGCACATATTTACCATAATCAACAATAGCGGGATTTGCGTTGATATTAGAATTGATAGCCATATGTTTATTTACCAAAACTTTCTGAAATTTTCCAAAAATCGAACTTGACATTCAGTTTGAGCCGTGATACAATCTGATATAACTCAACCATCTGAATTGATGAAACTGTTTGAAAAAGTAAAAGAAATACGATCTAAAAATGGAGAACTTTATTTTGAACGCTGGGCTATTATCGAGATATCCAACTTTGCTGCTCTCTATATTCATAGAATACATAAAGCAGACAAGGATAAACATCTACACACGCATCCTTGGAACTTTGCCAGTGTTATTCTTAAGGGCAGCTACATTGAATTGTGTGATGATGGTAAGATTGTAAAAGAACCCGGATCAATTGCATTTGCTGGTAGGCATTTTTGTCATAGAATTGAAGAAATTATTTCTGGTCCTGTGTGGAGTTTGTTCTTCGTCTATGGTAAATATAAACCATGGTATTACAGTCTTGGGAAAATAGAATCCCAAGAATACAGAAAGATGAAGAACGAAAATAATCTTCCTGTATGATTTATGGAGAGTAATGCAGCCTCGGTGGCTGTCGCTGTTTGCTAAACAGAGGGAGGTCGTGAACAACGGCCTTTCGGTTCGATCCCGATGCTCTCCTCCATTTTCAGGGTTGACAAACTGGATTCATGTGGTTAAATAGACCCGATATGAAGACATTACTGACAACAGCGCTACTTCTTATTTTCTCGGTCAGCTGCTCCGCTGTAAAGCCAATCAGCGTTCCGATGAAATCAAGCAAACCAACTCAAGTTCAAACCGGAAAAGCGTCGTGGTATTCCACTCTCTGCAACAGAGGAAGCAAGACAGCGAGCGGTGAACGTTTGAACAACAATAGCTCAACAGCTGCCCACAAAACACTTCCAATGGGAACAAAGGTAAAAGTTACCAATGTTCGTAATGGTAAAAGTGAGATTGTTAAAATCTCTGACAGAGGACCGTATGTTAAGGGTCGTGTCATTGATGTGACAGTCGGTGTTGCATCTCGCCTCGGATTCAAATCTCAAGGCGTTACTGAGGTTAGAGTAGAAGTTCTATAATAAAACATATGGCAACACAAGATAATCTAGGTGATAGATGTAAAAAATACGAAAGCACATTCGAGAATTATTTTCTCCGCAAGACTCCGATCATTGTTCGGGTGGATGGAAAAGGCTTTAGTAAATGGACAAAGGGTTGCGCCCGTCCATACGATCAATCACTCATCGATACCATGTTCAAATCAGCGAAAGAAGTTGCTGCCGAAATGCAAGGATGTAAAGCTTTGTATGCACAGAGCGATGAAGTCACATTCCTACTTCTTGATGATGGGGATGAAACCACCCAGCAATGGTTTGGTGGTCGCCAGAATAAAATCGAAAGCATCACATCAGCTATGATGACTGCATTCTTTAATAAGAATTGGATTGCTGAAAATCCAACTTCCAATAAGAAGCCAGCTATCTTTGATGCCAGATCATTTCAATGTCCTCGGGAAGATGTAAGCAATGTTTTCTTGTGGCGAGCTAAAGATTGGCAACGAAACAGTCTCAATATGTATTGCATGCAACACTTCTCTCATAAAGAACTGCAAGGCAAGAATCGTTTTGACAGAGTTGACATGCTCGCGAAACTTGGAAAGAATTGGGAAGCGGATGTGACTCCGCAGCAACGATTCGGATCTTTCTGGACATTAACAGGTGATCACTTGAATGTTGATCCTACTTATGACAATATCAATTTTATAATTTTCTCATGACTAATAAATTAACACATATGCATTGACAATCTAATGCATATGTGTTAAAATTAAAAGGTAATGGCTAATATAAAAAGAATAACATACACATGTCCCTTGTGTGAAAAATTACAAGAAACCACGCAATATCGCTTCGATAGAAAAAAAAACTGCGTTTTGTAAAAACTGTGTAACTATAGGGACTCAAAAAGGAATTAAAAAACCTTTTATAACAGGTGAAAAAAGTGGAAGATGGAAAGGCTGCGAATATATTTCATCTGATGGATATAAAATGGTTAAGTGTGATAATCAATTTCATCCATCTGGAAGATTAAAATATAAAAAAGAACACATTCTTATTTTAGAAAATGAATTAGGCCGAGAAATAAAAACTCAACAGGGAAATATGGGAGAACAAGTCCATCATGTTGACGGTGATAAATTAAATAATAACTTAGAAAATTTAGTTTTATGCTCCGATACAAGAGAGCATAGGCTCATTCATTGCCAATTAGAAGAAGTTTCTTTTGAATTGGTAAGGTTGGGGGTTATTTCCTTCGATAAAGAAACAAAACAATATAAAATAAATGCAAGTTGAACTATTAAATCATTTTGGAAGCGATCTAACCATCGCTAATATCGCCCGCGTGTCTTATGACAAAGAATCATCAGAATTTGGAGACAAAGATGCGAAACTGTTAAAATTTCTGGCCGAACATAAACATACATCACCTTTTAGACACGCTCAATTACAATTTAGAATAGAATGTCCTGTTTTTGTAGAACGTCAACTATTCACTCATCAAATTGGATGGGCAAGAAATTCTATTTCTGGAAGATATGTTGATTTCTCAGACTCTTATTGGCTTCCCAATCAATTACGTTATCAGTCAAAAGACAGCAAACAAGGAAGTTCAGGCGATGTCGAATCAATATTAAATGATGAGTTATTAGAAGAAATGCGAGCCGTTGTGTCTCATGCACAAGAAGTTTATTCCAAAATGTGTAATGCTGGAGTGTCTAAAGAACAATGTCGTATTATTTTACCATTGGCATTAGAAACAAAATTCATTTGGACTGGTAGTATGCATGCTTTTATGCATTTATGTCAACTTCGTTTGAAAGCAGATACTCAAAAAGAAACAAGAGATATTGTATCTGAAATGTTGGAATTGGTAAAGAACATCGAAGGCAATCCTTTCGAACACACTTTAAAAGCTTGGGGATACTAATAAAATGAAAAAATATCTAATCACTCTAAATGGTCATGGAGTAGAAACAGCAATTCTGAAGCTCACTCCCAAACAATATTCTTATTGGTTTAAGAAAAATGACGATGAGGAATTTGAAATCACGGATTACATTTGGTCCCCTGAAGATTTTCAGGGTGACATTCCAGATGACATGAATCTGCTGATTGAAGATGATGAAATTTATAGTTGGGATGAAAATCCACTTATTGAATTCCATTCTAGCACTCCCGACTTTGATAATTGCGATATCTGTATTGAAGAAGATGGTGTTGAGATTTTGAATAAGTCCTTCATCGAATTCAATGATGAATACGAATGTTTGGAATCTACTGAAACATTACGAGGCCCAGATCGAATGATGGAAATCAATTCTTATGAAAAGGGAACAGTCTTTGGAGGATACATTGAAACTGATAATTTCGACCCATCTAAATTAAGGTTCCTTACAATCGAAGGACCAAACGATATGGATTATCTTGTATCTGTTGTTTATGGTGAAGAAGATATCATCGACACACAATCCGCGACCAGAGGAAAAGGTATGACAGTATCAGTTTGGGAGCAGTAAATATCTACATTAGATGATACTTCTTTGTTGATTTTTTACTAACACTTAGATAAATACATTTGCTATGAGCGTAATTAGATTGAATGATAACTCCGTTAAGCTTTGCTGTAACGGTAAGGGATGCCCTGTTGTGACTGATCTTGGAGACGGAACAGTTGAAATTATTGATGACAATGGAAACCGCATTGTTGTCAAGAAGGAAGAAGCTGCTTTAATTTCTGATGGTGTCAAGACACTCACAGGAGAAAAGCTAATTCTTGGATGAATATCTGGTTTGACAGTTTAACCCTATTGGGGATGTGCTTCATATTAAAATATGGAGCCATCCTCAATTTTTTGCGTATACCTTTAACGACAAAATTTAAGTTCTTCAAAGAACTATTCTCATGCGCTTTATGCATGGGATTTTGGCTAGGTTTCTTTTTCTACCTATGCACAAATAAATACCCTATTGGAATGGTATTTTACTCAGCTGCAATTTGCTGGATTGGTGATTATGCAATTCAAATCATTCAGAAGCATCTGTATGATTGATTATTGATGAATCACTTCTTGTTCTAAAAGTCTGAAACGTTTATCGGAATGCCACAACTCATCAGTCTGTGGCGTATAAACACCTTCAGTAGTCTCGATAGCTTTACCTGCCTCCAGAGAGAGTGTAGAAGGTTGATAAATGTTCAGCAAATTCTTTTTCTTTGGCCAATTCACGCCGCAAGATGTCAGCCCTGTCATGATCAGAATCAAGCTTAGAATTACGTAGTTTTTCAATTTCATTGATAATTTCGGTTTGTTTTGTTTTGGATTTTATTTGAATATCATAATAAAATGTCTTGCTCTTTAACTCCAGATATGAAGTTAAAGCGAGCAAGACATTTTTGAGTAGACCGATTAAGTCCATTATTTTCCTTTGTCCTTTGCCTTGCCGATATTAAGAGCAAGGAAATCGATCACGGCGTAAACCTTAGCAAGTGGAGTTCCTGCCTTTGGTGTTGGTGTAATTGCAGCGATAGCAGATGCCAAAGCAACTGTAGCAGCGACAACAGCAAACCATGGTTGTGCTTGTAGTAGTTGTATGATTGTTTCCATAACACTATTATTTAGTCGATTTCTTAGACAGAATGAATAAATATTTTTGTATGAACTTCAATGGAAAATTAGAAATCATCAAGAATGTCCAAACCGCTCTGAATTTAACTGCTGACGGAATCGACGGTCCCAACACATGGAAAGCAATATCAGATAAAATAATAGGAAAAAGTGTTCCTGTAACAACGACACCCGAAGTTGTGGGGCCTGTAGTTAAAAACATTTCAGACAAAGCGTTTGATTTGATTATCAAATATGAAGTTGGAGGAGGCGCAGCATATTATAACAAAGCTCTTAAGAAGCCTTGTTATCCCGGAGGTGCATCAGGAGTTACAATTGGTATTGGATATGACTTGGGTTACAACACAGCTGCTCAATTTGAAAAGGATTGGAAAGCTATTTTACCAGAATCTGATTATAACAGACTGTTTAAATGTTTGGGACTGACATCATCCAAAGCAAAAAACGCGATTGCCAGTGTTCGAGACATTGAAATACCATGGGATAGTGCAATGGTGGTATTTAGAGGAAATACAATACCTCGTTTCATGAAAGAGACGCTACAAGCGTTTCCAAAGGCCGATCAGCTGCATCCTGATGCGTTTGGTGCCTTAGTTTCTCTGGTGTTCAACAGAGGCGGCAGCGTGTCAGGAGAACGGCGTTCTGAGATGCTAAACATTCGCAATTTGGTTCCATCCAAAAATTACAAAGCGATTGCTCAAGAAATCATAGACATGAAAAGACTATGGTATGGCAAAGGACTTGATGGTTTGCTGAAAAGAAGAGACGAGGAAGCAGCTTTGATCAAATCTTGTGCTTAATTTTTCTTGATAAACTTCTCAGGAGAACGTTCAAACTTTTTAGCTAAGTTGACAAATCCTCCAATAACTTCAGGAGATATCACACCTATTATACCGTAAATCATGGCTTTATATAGTGAGTTGGTATCTCCTGCTTGAAGGATTGCACCTGAATCTATAATGATCCATGCGATACTAGATGAGATGGCAGCGACAAAGATTTTTTTAAATTGTTCAGCTATTGAAAGTTTGTTCTTGGAAGATAGCAATCGAGCTACCATAGCAGCCGCACCAATAACTGGTATTACCCAACCACCCTCTACGAAAGCTTTGATTATTGTTTTTTCAGAGTCCATTATGTAGTTATTTAATATCTAAAGTGGGTCTTTATGTTAGAAAATAACGATAGTTAAGTTTTAATGAAATAGTAAATAACTACATGGAAACCTTTGAAGTGTATTACGAAAAATTCTCTTTTAACCCGCTTAAGTGGAACAAAAAAATTGCAGATATGTTCTTTCAAAAGCAAATTAAAAAAAGAGAAAACGCTCGTAAAAATACGCATAAATACATGAGAGAGTTGAGTGCTGTTTTAAAACAACGAGGATATTCTATACACAAACATGATTTTTCTTATACTGTCAGAAAAGATCGTAAAGTGGGTCTCGAAAATGCTAAATCCGAAGATACAAAATATATAGTAGGTCCGTTTTCCAAGATACCATATGTGCGTGTGTTGTTTACAAAGGCTCATGAAGTTGGACATGTTCTGCAATGGAACGAGGACACCAATGAAACTCATGATTTTGAAAAGCAATACAATAGCATAATGAATGCCAAAACGCCAGAGGAAGCATTAAAGATTGAAGATATCAATTCACTTTGGCGTGAACTGAATGCGTGGGCAAGAGGATTAGCGTTTATTCCAGACGAATTCAAGGTTGAGTATAAAAAATACGCGAAAAAATGCTACGGAACTTATCAAGACCACCACATTAGCTATTACAATAAAGAGTCCAAAGAAATATCAATTTTACTATTCATGCTAGATCCTGCGAATACTCAATACTAAGCAATATCACATAGGTTGCATGTATTGTCCATACACGTGCTTTAATCTATTCAAATATCCTTCTTCGACGTAACCGCCCTTATCAAGAAGTAATTGATAAACAATAATTGCTCCAACATTTTGAATATCTTTAAAATTTTTGTCTAAGAATTGCATTAAGTTTATAACACCGAGATTCAATCCAAGAACATCCAGATTTATTGACAATTCAATATATGAACCTGCTATCATATCATTGGATTCTAAAGTTCCATCAACGTCATAAATTCCAAACTTTTTAAGGCTAGGAGAATCAAAGCTTTCATATAGTTTTGAAAATTCCAATTGCTCTGGTTTATTAACACTCTGTTTATATTCTTTTGTCAGATAATTTACTAAGAAGTTGCCCATCGCTTCTGATACTTCATCATCAAATCCTTTTAATGTTATTACATTTCGTCTATCAATCGGTATCGACATTCCAATTTGGATAACGTTATTTTTAAATCCGATATGTTCTAATTCATCAAGAAGCTCCTGTGCATTCTTATATTCGGTATAATCAACGCCGCTGCTCTCATTTTCAATGTATCCAGAAACCGCTAAAGCTTTCTGAACTGCTTTTTTAATATCGTCATAGTTTTCATCCAGCATGTTAACAACATCTTCGATAAAGTCTTTGTAATCGGATGGATCAGATGAACTGCCGTTTCCGTAGTTAAACTTCAAAACAAATACAAGTTCATCAGAACTATGATTTTGTATTTGGTCGGTAAGATCCAATAACTCTCCCGTAGGATCATATTGATCAAGTGCTTGAATGAATTTTTTAAGTTTACGAAGTTCTTCTCCCTTTACACCATATCTTGCAATTTCCGAATCGTCTGTATTTTTTAATCGAAGTTTCCGAATACCCCAAGAATCGATTTCATCTTGGAAATCAGAATCAGTTTCGTAATCGGAATCCAAAGAAATTGTAAGCTTTCCATGGGCGTCATAATAAACATACGCTTCTTCATCATCAATAATATCAGTATAGTATCCAACGCTGGAGTGATTACCAGAGAAATAACGGTTCTCGATATAACTTAATTCATTTTCAAGTTGATCTCTTTCTTCTTCTGCAAGAGCTTCCCGATCAACCTCATCATCAATATCATCAATATCTAAATCTCCCTCACTAGACATATCAGATTTGTTGTGATAAATGTTTGGATTAAACTCGTATTTATTGTCGTATAATTTATTCAACAGCGTATCCATGTTGTTGTCTTTTTGGGTTCCGCCTCGGATAGAAATGCGGCTCGGACCCCCCTCACCAATTGCATTCATCAACTCATCTGCTGAATATGGCTGAACTTTTCGAATATAATTTTTTACAGTTCTGTAAAAGTTTGGAATCACAGAATTGCCATAGATTCTTGTTTCAGGAACGGCGATCTGTTGAATATTGTCCTCGTCTGTTTCGTTTGGCATGTGGACATCTAACATACGAATACGTAATCTAGCCGTTGCTTCTGGTCCTGTAATACCTCTATCGGGATCTTTAAACAAATCAGATTCTTGAAAACGATCATTGTCAATTGCATCTTGAATATCTTCTTTTTTAACCAAAAATGCAATAGCTCCTCCGCTAATAGCTTCTTGCAAAGCACATTCAAAAAAACTACCCATTCTATTGTGGCAGGATCTTTCGCGTGTGCCGGGAGAAAATCCCCAATCTCCATCTGACATTCTGACAATATCAACAGGAGCGCGAGAAAGAACAATAACATATTTATTAAGAATATCTACATCATAATCAGCATATTGCAATTCAAATAAAGAATCTTTGTGAAGGGCATACCAATCGAGATATTTTGATTTCAAATCATTGGGTATTTTCAAACTCTGAATTGCTTTGCCGACAGCAATAAGTTGAACTTTGTAATCACCTTTGCCATATTTTGGATCTAATTTAATTTTACGAGAAACTTCATTTTCGCGTGTTATTTTTTCATATCCTTCAATTTTAGAAAGAGCGTTTATAATTTCCAATCCAATTTCATCAGGTGATAACGGAATCACAATTCTTAATTTATCTCCAAAGATATCATGAAAAGGTAATTGTTCTTTATGATTCTCGATATAATCAATAACCGACTGATTCATCTCAGAGATCAACACTTGAGAATACAGATTTTCCAAAGCTTTATACATAACAGTATTTAGAAAAATTAGAAGATATTACAACTCAACGCTTGCGTTTTTCCATACGAGCAAGACGATCATAATAATCCAACATTTCATCGATGTGATGGGACGCAATCGTGCGAGCCGTCTTGATATCTGTAGTGTGTTCCTTTTCAACTTTGATACCTTTAGCCAACGCTCGTTTGATGACAGACAGCTTAACGTTGTGCTTCTTCGCAAGCGCATCTGCTGTTATCTCAGGCTTGAACTTCTCTGTAATGAATTGAACGAATGATATCATGATGTTTTGATATTTAATGAAATTTATTAAATGTTTGATTTGAAATATTCAAGAGCAGCGTCTCTGTCATATTTATCGAAACCGTAATACGGCAATTCCATATCGCCGTCTACGCTATCAATACGTTCAAAAACGTCAGTTGCAAGAACTCCAGAATTGTTAAGCAAATAATTCAAGTTCATAACAGCGCCAATCTCGCTGTCCATCCAGCTTTCAAGATTTTCAAAATAAATGGAAACCGTAATATCATCTTCTAAATTAAGCTCTAACTCGGTAATACCATCTTTGAAATATTCAAACATCTGATTATAACCACCGCTTTCGTATCCTGCAACGACGGCAGACCGCAAAGCATCAATCATTTCATCATTTTCACGCAGAAGAATTTCAAATACCTCTTGAGCGTTGTGGTCGAATATATCAAAATCCTCATCGTAGTTTTCCCTGATATGATTGGCTATATTTTTCTCGAAAATAATGTCATTCTCTATAGCTCTAGCAAGTAAGCGAACCATATCGTCGTTGTCCACACCCATCGTGTAAAAATCCAAAGAATCGGTTCCCTCTACATAATCCACATATTGTTCTAGGTTTTTAGGAACATTAATCATACGAAACAGGGATTCCCAATCTTCCCAAACATTATGAAAATGTAAGTTAGCAGCGCCATTATTCCACTTGGACGGAACAACTTGAACATTATTGTCAGGAAATTGTGATGATAATCTCGATTCAACCACCTGATAAAAAGCTGCATCATCGTTCAATTCTTCGCGAATTTGCTTCAAGCTTTTCAATTCTGGCCTGACATCATACAATTGCTTTTTAAGAGCAGGAGATAAATCGGATATCTGAAAGTTGTTTTCTGGCTTGTATCCCCCACCAACAACATGCTTCACCATATATTCAGTTTCATTACCGCTACTGGACGTATTAACTTTATGAAACAGCAACTTTAAAATGTATGGATGATACACAGCCTTTGGCTTTTCGTTGGCGCGTCCTTTCATTTCCCCCAGAGCGCCGTTTGAAGTATCGTAAATGAACGTCAACGATGGTCTTGCGAAAATACGATTGCCACGCTTCTGTGTCTTTCTCAAAGACAACACCGTATCATTTGATGATGGAGAACCAGCATTACCACAATGACCCATAGCATCTCCTTCAGCCCTGCAATAGCGTCTATTCAGGTCATACCAAGCAAAATCATTGCCAACATCCATTATCTTGTCAATGCTGCCGTTTCTCAATTCATCAGTAATATCAACCCACTCTTTTCTATCACCAATCCATTTCTTTTCCAATGCATCGAAATGATCTATAATCTCATTGTAAGTCGCATTCTTGGGCCAATTGAA